ACGCCGGCGTTGACGGGCGCAACATCTACGGGTCGGCAGGATATACGCCGCAGGGGTTTGTAGATGACGGCGAGGGCGGTTTTAATTCTGGTTCTCCTGAAGGTTTGGCTCAAGGGCAAATTGGAAATTGGCAAGCGGACGCAACACTGGTTAATTTTCTGAAACGGAGAGGCATTACTCCGCAATATGACGAAACAAGGGGCTGGATTATCCCTGCCTCTCAAAATCCAAGCGCAGTGATGTCAGATTACGCTAGCTATGTCAACCCGCGAAACGCAATGAGTTTCGGGCAGGAGTTCATGGATGGCGTAATTTCGCCAGCAATGCAGTTTGCCGGAGTAGCAAGCGGACTAGGCAGTTTAGCAGCGATGGGGGCGGGAACTGCGGCCGGTAGCACCGGTTTGAGTGGAATCTATAACACTGGCGCTGGCGGCTTTGGTGCGCCTATTTCTGCGTTTCAGGCGGCAACGCCAGTAATAAGCGGCGTCGAAGCTGCCGGCGCTAGTGGACTTGGGGCATTTGCTGGCACCGGTGGGCTTACGCCATTGGCGGACGCTGCGGCTGCCGGAGGGCTGAATAGTTTCACGTCATCCGTTGGTTACGGTGCAAACCTTCCGAGCGCGATAGATCTGCCGGCGACGACAATGGAGTTTGGTGGTCAGCCCATGACAAATGCTTTTGACGCCAGTGGTGGCAGTCCAATTAATCCAGACTATAAAAATCCTTTTGACTTTCGTATTAACGGCGGTGACCCCACGCAGATTCTTGACATTCCTACCGGCATGGAGCAGTGGTATAATCCACCGCCCACTCCGAATACCGGAGGGTTGCCTTATCCGTCAAGTGGAGTAGTGGACCCTGCAAACTCTGCTTACATGCTGGCGCCCACTGCGGCTACGTCAGGACTTCCGGCAGCTCTTCAGGAACTGCTGAAAACAATTCCTTCTAAAGCAGCCGGTGCTATTCTCTCATATCTTACGCAGAACAAATTGGCAGAAACACAGAACCAAAACGCACAGACTATCATGAACAACAACAACCCAATGTCTGATCCTCGACGGGCTGTGCCTCAAGCTATGTTTAACCAAGGTGCTGCTGATCCTGGTAGTTTCCTTAAAAGTCCTCTTGTTCAAGCAATGCTGGCTCAAGATAAGCAGGCCTTTGATGCTCGTTCAGCAAAACAAGGTAATGGTGGAACTGTGATCAGTGACTACATGACCAAAATGAACGCAGACATGGCAAGCATGTATAACGAATACATGACCCTCATGAGCGGAGCGGGTGGCTTTACACAAGGTTCTGGTGGGGCAGGGGGAGCAGCAGCAAGCACATTGAACAACGCTGCTGGAGCAGGGTTTAACTCTACCCAAGGCCTGAGCGTTCTGTTTGGTGATTCCAATGTCCAGAAAGTGATGAAAGAAGCTGCAAACTCTGTCTTTGACAAAGTTAGTGGTTGGTTTGTTTAAACAAGGATAAGACAGATGGCTAACGATTATATTAACCCTTTTTCTGCTGTAGACCCAGCACAGTTTGGTGGGCGTGATCCCCAGACAGGAGCTATAAATCCCTGGACTTCTTACTTTGCTTCCCAGAATGCCAGCCAAGCCCAGCCTTTTATTGAGATGGCACAAAAAGGACATGAACTATCCCTCCAAAAACAGCAAGCTGAAACCAATGAGTTTACAGATCCCCTTGCTGTAGCTGCACGTCGGGCAAAGCTTGAATCAGAAACTGCCACAAATAACAACACAACAGCCCTTGCTCCAAAAAAACTGGAAGCAGATCGTGCTCGACTTGATGCCGAGATAAAATTGGCTGGTCCTGAAGCAGAACTAAGAGTTAAGAAAATCGGACAGGAAATGGATACTATTAAAGGCCAGCCTATTGCCAAGAGCCTTGCTTTTCTAGCCTCATTGGAAAGCCAGATTCGAAAGGCTCCGGAGGCGGCTCGTGGAATTATTTATGAGAATCAGATTGCGGCTTTTAAACAAGCTAATCCTGATGCTCAGATTCCTCGTGGGTTTGAGACTTGGAATGACAAAACAGCCCTCAATCTTATGATTACCCATCGCGCAATGATTGAAAACGTAGATTATACACAGAAGAAAGAGCTGGAAGATCGTAAGATTACATCTAACGAAAAGATTCACGCTGGTAACAATGCTGCCTCAATTCGTGTTGCTGAGATTAACGGAGATGCTTCTGTTTACCGTGCAGACTCTGCTGTGGAAGGACGTCAAGGACAACAAGTATCCCGTTTTGCTGCTGCTTTTATAAAGGCTACAGAATCGTTGGATAAAGATTACGCACTGCTTATCCTTCAAGAACCTACAGCAGACGGAAAAATAAAACTGATGAACGACAAAGAGGCACGAAAAGCTAAAATTCGTCGTGACTTGATGCAGGAATTTGGAGTAACTCCAGGAGAAGTTGGCGGAAGTGATGGGGCCACTCCAGCGCCCTCAACACGACCTCCAGTTCCAGCAGGAAAAGTCAGAGTAAAAGATATGGATGGTAGGATTGGACTTATTCCAAAATCTGATTTAGAAGAAGCTAAAAAACAAGGTTACACTGAGGTCAAATAAGTAAACAATGGCAAAAACAATTGATTTTCAACCTGAGATTGCTTTTGAGGAAGAGACCGAAAGCAAGAAGCCTGTCCCCTATACAGGATCGTTTCGTGAAAACGCAATGGGAAACCTTCAAGCAGTTTCCGATATGGTGCTTTCACTTCCTGGGTTTTTAGGGGCAGGTCTTGCCGCTGCTAAAGAAGCAGCTTTAGGAACAACTAAAGACCAGTCTTTTCCAGAAATTTGGCGGAACATTGGGGAATCTGCAGGCAAAGGTAATATTGCGGATTACCTTGCTCCGGCTGCGGCTTTGGAACGCACCCGTGGTTCTCCTGGGTATGAAGGAGCAAATAAACTCCTTATGTCTCCTTTTCAAGGCTTGGGAAACATTGCTGCTGGTGGTGCTGCTGTTGCAACAGGGGATAACCAGTTTGCAGGAGAACTTGGTGAGCGTGTTGACGTTGGTGCTCAAGCAGCAGCGTTGCTTACACCGGCTAAACGAGTTCGTCCAGGTTCCCGTGAGTTTTGGCAAGAGCGCAACAAGCAAATACAATCTCAGGGAATGTCTCCAGAGAACCTTGAAGCTGCTCGGGATTCCTATCGGGAAAAACCCAAACTTGACCAGCACGTAATTGACTTTATTGAAGAGCGGTCTAGGACTGATATGGACGCCCAGCGTCGTGATGTTGGTCAGATGCCCACTGATGAACCTACCCCTTACAATCTCTCTCCAGAACGTAAAGCAGCTTTAGAGGAGGAACTCAATCCGCCTGTAGAGCAAACCGTAGCGAATCAGGGAGAACTTAATTTTGGACAAACTGTTCGTCAGGATGCCCTTACTGCGGATGAGACACAAGCACGTCGGTTTGTCACTGAAGGTGACGTAGGCTCTCGTGATCGTGCTATCTCTTCTGACTCACCTTTTGAAACCGGTAATGAATCGCCTCTTCCGGCTAGTCAGATTTACACAGCGGACCAAGTTGCTGGTGACCGTTCTCACGCAATGCCTGATGCTGGTATTGACTTTGAGAATGTTAAACGGAATCCGTCAGGTGGGTTTATTGGTAAACCCGTAGGCCAGACAGCCGCAGGTCCTAAACCTTTCCGTGGACCTAAAGGTCAACGGGGGGTTATCGACACGGATCTTCTGACCTTTGGAACAGCCAAGCTTTGGGAAGAAGCCCGTAAAAAATACGACACCGTGCAAGAAGCTTTCAACAAGACTATGGGTAAGTTTCGTGGCACTTTTGATGACATGGCTATTGGCAATGCTATCAGGAAAGCCACTGATCCAAAGAGCCGTGAAACTATTGTTTTCATGTCTCCAGATGACTTCCATCGGCTTGCTGCGGACAGGGGTTGGCTCCGTGGAGAAAAGGATAACACCGGACTTGCTTTGAATAAGATGTCTGAAGCAAAGCGTCGGGGTATTCGCGGGGCTCTCACAACAGAACAGGGCCTTGCTGAAATTCCTTACCTTAAGATTCACGGGGATCAGGTTGTCGGCCATGAAGGTCGTCACCGCATGGATATCTTTAAAGAACAAGGAATGGACCTTATTCCTGTTCGTATCCAGAGCTTTGATCAGCGTTGGGGTGAATGGAACAACCGCCCAGATCGCCTAGTCGGACAAGATAAAAAGACCACTGTTCCTTTCCCTGAAAGTGCTATGTTCCCAGGTTCTCCTAAGCCTGAAGGATACCAATTTGCTGGTCCGAAAAGTCAGCGGGGTGTTTTTAATGTTCCTGAAGTCATCAAAGGCTTGGCAGAATCCATCCAAAAACTTAAGGACTACAAAGGCGTTCGAAACGAGTATGGGCACCTTAAAAATAAAATTCATTTTAACACAAAAGACAACGAGGTTGGCCGAAAGATTGGTGGCTTTAAGCATCAGATGCTACGGCTTAAGGAGTATGAACGCCATCTAAACACACTCAAAGCAAAACTTGCCGATGAGCCTGGTATCTTAAAAGGAAAAGACGGAAAACCTGTTATTGTCTACAGAGGACAACACGAATACCACGGAGACGAGGCATTAGCCTCTGCCCGTAAATACACGGACTATTCTGGTGATAACGGTTATGCTGTGTTCACAACAGATAATCCATATACTGCATCCACTTTTGGGGAGAGCCATGTCACACCCTTAATCCTTTATCCGTCAAAACTTATTGAATTTCCCTCCAAGAAAGGGAGATTTGATATGTTTAAATTTGACGAGGTTGCAAAGAACCTTGGACATGGAGAGGTAGTCGTTGTGCGGGATGTGTATGATCGCGGTCCCGCAAATGACACGTCTGCGGGGCACATCTCTAGCTTTAAAGGGGATCAGTATGCCTTTAAAGATGGTAACAGTGTTGCTGCTGTTGTTTCTGACGTTTTAGCACAAAAAATTCCCTACGTTCCTAAAGGCCAACGTGGACATATTGGCGAATGGAAACGGGATGTTAAAACAAAAGGAACAGCAAAAACACTCATTGAACAACGTAAAGAACTTGACGTAGAACGCCGTCCTCTTAAGCAAATCCTTAAAGAGGATATTGATCCAAATACAATTCAAGATACGGACTTTGGTAAAAATCTTCTGATTGACCAGACTGTTTCTATCTTAGCACAATCTAAGACTGGGGTTGGTAAGATCATCAAATGGGCTTTTGATAACCGCTCTAAGATTACCCGAGAGAAAGATATCGCTATTCGGGATACAATTGAAGATCTTCTTGGTCCTTGGCGTCAAAAGGGATGGGATCGGCTTAACCTAGAACACCGCAAATCGCTGCGCTCGGATATCCGTGGAATGTTGGATGTCTGGATGGAGAACATCGGAAAGGGCGAACTTCAACGTGGACATTTCAAGACCGACAAACAATATGAAATGTTTAAACACACGTCAGAAGGCCTTAGCCGTAAGATTGACGAGTGGAACAAGGTAAGGGAAGAAAACGGGCAGAAGCCTATTCCGAAGCTATCTAACTATCTACCAGCTATTTGGGAAGGTGATTATCGTGTTTGGGTTAAAGACCAAGCTGGTAATAACGTAGGTGCCTTTGCTTTTAAGAATGAATACCAAGCTCGCTTTGCTCGTGGAGAAATACAAAAAGCACATCCGGACATGGTTGTAGAAGATCCGGTTCACATCGGAAAGAAAGAGACTTTCAACGACTTTTCTGCTTTTGAAGAGGCCATGCGAGTCAATGCTGGAGATCACCAAGCAACAAAACAACTTCAGCGGACCTATAGCCGACTGCTTCAACAGAAAGGCTTTGGCCGTCACGGACTGGCTCGTCAGAATCTCTTTGGGTATCTTGGTTTTGAAAAGGGCAACTTGGGTATTGTAAATATGGAACATGCCCTTGAGATGTATGTTAAACGTGGTGAGAATCACGTCGCAAACATCAGAATATCCCGTCTCCAGAAAGAAATGACGGACACCCTTCCACGAGAGCTTCAAGAAAAGATTCCGAAGGCAATGGATTACCTCAACGACTACTTGGCAAACGCTCGTGGTGTTGATTTGAGCAAGAATGGACTTCCTGCTATTGACAATGCTTTTGCTGCTCTTGGAGAGAAGTCAGGGTTTGGTCGGTCAGCTGCTGAAAGAACAATCTCTAACGTCTCAGGTATTGCCAGTGTGTTTAAGCTGATGACTCCTAAATTCATGGCTTCGTCTTTGCTTCAGCCGCTTGCTGTTCTTCCAAAACTCCGGCAAATGAACATCCGTGCTCCAGACACAAATAACTTTATTTCAAGTTATTACCACGCCCTTCAAGATACCATTTGGCCGGATGCTGCGGCAAAGGATGCTATTAACTGGGCTTCTAAACAAGAACATCTGGACTCTACTGTTGTTGCTTTGATGAACCAGAAGTTTGCGGATATTGGGAGTAAGGTTGGTGGTTCGGCAATGGACACCTCCAAGTTGGTTCTCTCAACACTTGAGAAACACGCTGTTCGTATTCCGGCTTTCCTTGCTTTTGAGCGGGCCTTACGGCCTGTGTTCCCTGATAAAATCCAACGCTACGAGGCAGCCGCGCAGCAGTTGTATTATGTTGTAAATTATAGCCGCGAGTCTTCTCCTCTTGCCTATGAAAAAGCAGGGCTTACAGGTGAGGCAATGCGTCCGATGAAGCAATACTCCCACAACTATTTTGGACAGTTCTTGGAGTATGCCCAAGGAGCAAAGAATAAAGGTGAATTTACACCGTTGGCTATGTTCATGTCAAACCAAGCTCTTGTTTCAGGGCTGCGTGGACTTATTGGTATTGCTGAAGCCACTGCGATTATTACCGTAGTAAACTCGTGGCTCGGAACAGACTACCCAACACCTGAACAATGGTTGTTAAAGTCAGGAATGTCGGACGTATCTGTGTTTGGTCTTCCTTCAACCATGCTTGGATATGATCTGTCTGGTTCTGTGAACAGCCCGAGCATTCCACAGATGTTTGGTTTCTTTCCTGTTGAGGTGGCTGCAACCGCCACTAAGAACGTGTCGGATTACCTCTACAAAGTTGCTACGGGTAAAGACACAGAGAAAGACCAGATGGAAGCTTTGATGTCGGTAGCCCCTTCAGCTATGTATGGATGGATTTCTGAATACTATTCAAAACCTGGGCAACCTGTTCCGCATCCAGGAATGAACATGAAAGGAACCCACGTTCGGACAGAAGAAGAGAAAACCGCCGCATCTCTGTTCTCACTGAAAAGCACAAGTGAGGCAAGACATGACGCGGAAGCACGTATCTTTAAACAAATCTGGGCTCAAGATGCTGCTCGTAAACTGTCAGCTATTGATCTAATGGCGGATCATGTGATAAACAAGAAACCACTTACTCCCGAAATGTTTCAAGTCTATATTAGGGAAGGTGGGGATATCAGCACCCTACAAGATACACTTATTAATAGAGTTAAACAGCGGATGTTGCCGTTTAATGAATCCCAGCTGGCTTCTCCTGAGATGTCAGCAGGTAAGATTCATAAGCTACAATCTATGACAGAGGCTCTTAATCGTGAAGCACAGGAAAGGCGTGATAGGCAAGAGGAACAATCCTTTGAAATACAGAAACAAAGTGAGGGAGATACTGGGGATCGTAGGACCACTGTGTATGAACTTCCTACAAAATCAATCTACCCCAACATAAACGGAGACAAGATTCGAGAAGACCTTTACAAGTTTAGTGGTAGGGGAACAAACCTAGAAGCCACTTATAAAGATAAGTTTGGTAATCCTGTTGGTCCAAGACCACCGAAGAATCTGATGTATGAAAACATAGCAAGGGATCGAGGCAGAACTTAAAATGAATAACTTTCAACTCGCAATGGATTTTATTGCTAAATGGGAATGGAGTAAACGGTCAGATGGGGGATATACTAACGATCCTGTTGATCCTGGTGGTGAGACTAAGTTTGGAGTTGCCAAAAAGTTTCACCCTGAAGTAGATGTTAAAAACCTTACTCTTCAACAAGCTTTAGAAATCTATAAAAAGGACTACTGGGATAAGTATAGATGCGATGATTTTGAAATGCCTTTTGCTATATGCGTTTTAGATGGTTATGTTCAACACAAACCAGTTGTTCAAGCTAAACTGATAGAGGACTCAGATCGTGATGTAGCCACTTACATCCAACTGCGTCGTGCTTTCTATCAACGGCTGATTGACAAGAACCCAGCCCTAGCCAAGTATAAGAACGGTTGGAACAATCGCATGACAGACCTTCGGAAGTATTGTGACATTGTTCTTGTAGAACTCGGCAACTAATCAAAAGCAACAGACGTAAAAAAGCCCGCCCCGAATTAACGGGAGCGGGCTTTCTTTTTGCCTATTGTTTAGGTATTACTGGAGGGCAGTTGCCACAGCAAGAGTTGGAGCAGGAACTCGTCCGGCAATCAAGCCGCGGAGTTTTGCAACAAGCTCATCAATAGTCGGTGCAGTTTCTAGAACCTTACAACCATCCTCTTCCAAGAGGCGAATGATGAACGTGTTATCAGTGGCGAGGACAATATTGATTTCTTTCATGTTTATTTTAATCTCCGTATTTTAGTTATATTGTTGATGATAATGCCGTGGGCACCAGTGACAATCCCTTCGGGGTCATAGGTCTGGTATCCAAGCAAGTAACCATCTTTGATGCTGTGGTAAAACAAAATAGAAACATTGATGAGGGTGGCTTCTGTTGCTTCAAGGCTACGCCAACCGGCTGAGCCCCAATGGTCTTTCCAGTGAATCTCAACAACATCCCCACGTTTAAACTTTGGGATTCTAATTATCAATCTCCTTGGGTTGATGCTGGAGAAGCCTGAAAGACCTAACTTTTCCAAGATCTGTAAAAGTAATTCGGTGAACTTTGAAACCAAATTTATTCACCTCATTTCGAACCAACTCAATCACCTCTCTCTCTGGAGACTCTTCAAGGAGCCCCCTGTAAGTCATCTTGCTTGTTGCCTGTCGAATAGCTCCCATTGTAACATCTGCCAAGACATCATGCTGATCCCAAATCTCGGAGATATAAGGAACAGCGTTAACGACTTGATACTTTACAGTTGCAGAAATAACAACAGAGAGGTCGTCGAGAGTAGTCAGTGTCTGGGGTGGCAGTCGAATAGTTGTAATCACACTATCAACCCCAATGACTTCCTCAATTAAAGGCCACTTCCAGTGAAACCCTGGCTGAAGCACACGATGACATTTGCCATAACGTAGAACAACACCTGTCTGCCAGATTTTAACCACCTCAAAAGGAAGTATCTTAGTTCCAAACTGGACAATAATGTCTAATAGTTTTTCAAACAAAGGTCAATCCTTTTCTTCTTTTTTCCCTTGATCTTTCAAAATCTCGTCCGCGCCAAAAGTGCAAGCAAGAAATGAAGGAATAAGGGCGCTAATGTGAAGGTGAACAAAAACAAGGGCAGAACAAGAGTTATCAACAACCCTCCGTGGAGTTGTGGTGCATCCGGTGCTTACAGCCGCAACAGCAAGAAGCAACCAACACAGAAACAAGCGACGTAAAATACTAACATTAATCTCCTTCCTGTAATCCAATCACGTCAGTATTGTCTTCATCTGAAAACTCAGCACAGAGGGAATCAAAACGATCCTCAATGCGAGACTCAAAAGCTTCTACGATGTCATTGGATTTGATGTTTAAAATCTCTAAAAGTGTTATCTCATCGACCCTTTGCGCGAGACATTCTTTTAATTCTTCAAGGGTCATACTCATTTGTTACATTACCTTCCAAGTTTGCCCATTACCGAGGCTGTAATACGCGATCCAAAGAGGAAACCAAAGGCAATATTAGCGGCTTCCAGAACGACAAGCTTTACTTCTACAGGAACTTCAGGAACAAATGAAGCCCCGACACCAACAAAAATAACAGTGAGAGAGCCAACATAACGTGCAGAAGCACGAAGATCAACAACCCACTGACTAGGGGTGCCTCCTGGAGTGTCAAGAGAAGCAAGTGCCTGTAGGCGTTTAACCTCGGAGTCATCCAGTTTAATTTGATCATCAACAGTTAAAGCCTTTACACCATTTAATTTACTTGCAATTGCTGCCTTTCCGGTCTCAATAACAGCCGGAAGAAGAGCAGACAGTATTGTTGCCCAAATCATATATCTTATCCTTTAAAAGGGAGGATCATCGGGGCTGAAATATGTTACACTTACATTCTTTAAAACTGAAAGAAGTGAATCCAACCCAAAACAAACATTATCTGCAAACTGATACATTACATCATATCTGTCGGGAACCTCTTCAAACATGATAAAACAGGGCTTCCCAAGACCGCGTAAATAACCCAGCTCTAAATGCCCACTCTTCCCCGCAGGTAAAGCAAGAACCCCAATGTCACAGCGGTCTAAGTGGAACTTGTCAAATTCAAACACATGGCGCGCGGCGTAGCCATCAAGAGCTTGAGAGTAGTCGTGACCCCGTTCAGTTTCATACTTCTGCCAGTAGTCGTCTGCTTCAGGGCCAGCAGCAAACCAATCGTCAAAGACTTCAAAACCAACTTTCCGAATCTCCTGTGCAATCTTAGGAATGTTGGGGTTACGTAAAGACCCAATCAAGTAGACTCTATTAATAGTTTTTCTCCAGAATGTCTTTGGCAACCTCACCAACTTCTTCAACAATAATGGTTAGCCACTTTTCAGGTTTATGGTTTTGAGGTCCCCATTTGGTTTCTTGTTTTACTCTTTCTGCAAGAACCTCATTGGTTAGTTTTATTGCGTATTCATACCCGCGATGCTCCAAAGTAGTAGTTTTAGTATCAAAACTCTGGACAGCAGCTAGGCAGGCAGCAGCAGTTTGAATTAGTTCTGATCGGTAGGTCATATTAAATCTATCCTTACACCACTTTCAAGAAACATCTCAAAAGAAAGTTTGAAGTTGTCAGCCCATCGCTCCGAGGAAGAAACAGGAGCCACCACTCGACTGATACCGGATTGAATAATCATTCCAGCACATACAGAGCAAGGCATAAAAGGCCACGTGTAAATGGTGCAGCCTTTTAAGGACTCTGTTGAGAACAGAAGAGCGTTTCTTTCTGCGTGAACAATGAGCTGATACTTTAACTCTCGGTCATGGAGCCGCTCGTAAGTATCTACCATACCTACGGGCAGCCCATTAAAGCCAAGACTGACAACACGGATTTCATCGGCAATCACAGCACCTACCTTCGTGCTTGGATCTTTAGACCAGCGAGATACGTGCTCTGCAAGGTCGATGAATCGTGTGTCCCAAGTCTCTGCCTTTTTACCGACTAGCATTGACCATTAATGCAAGATTGATAATGGCCGCTCCCACATATACCCACATCATGGGCACATTCGGCAACTGGCGGAGCCCAATAATAAGATTCGAAACGACCAGGTTTAAAAGCAAAAGCTGATCTAGGAGTAGAGTCATTTGTAATACGAGCCGCTTTTGCAGGAAAAACATCTTTAAGTTTTGCAACAGCAGCGTTCATTTCCTCGGTTAGACGCCCGATATCGCTTTTTGGAGGGCGGTCATCGTTAAGATTCCCATGCACATGGCTGTCAATAAGCACCCCGATACAAGCGAGAGCACTAGCAAGGTGAGGAACCCCTGTATCTGGGTCGCTGTCTTCTCCATTATACCACTTAGCCAAGTGCCGACGACAAGCAGACACATAGACACTAGCGTTAACCCCAGCCAGCCGATAATTATATCCACCATACTTTTGATCCCCTTCTGTCATAGCCAGAGCACCATAAAAAACAGCGGTGTCTGGGAAAAGCGTAAGGTCAATGCGGTTAGTTGCCGCCGCATCTTTTGGGTTGCTAGGCTTATTAGCATCCCCCGCCCGTGGGTCTGTAACACCCCCGTTACAGTAAATGGATTTCATTGTTTCCGGTCCAATTTCAAGTTTATACATATAATTTAACCAAATTTCCTTTTTAGATAAGACATACTGACAGGCATCTCGTCAAAAGAACCGTTGTTGACTTCGTGAAGAACCCAAAGACCACGCCAGTGTTTGTTGCCTTGCCATTTGAGATATTCTTCATCGTGTTGATAGAAACCACCAACAAAAATACTGGTCATCTGGGCACCATCGGCTCGGGTAGCATAAGCTATTTGCCGACCTTGGACGTGGCCCATAACAGCAGACATGTGACGCTTTGCCAGCAGAGCCGAAGCAGAAGTGACAGGCTTTCCCATAACACCACTAGTAAAATAATGACAATAAGCCACACCGTCAGCCACAACAGGTTCAAGAAATGGAAAAACTCGCCAGCCAAATTTCTCATATCCCAAATCTTGGATGCTAAGAATGCCCTCAAGTTTTGGATCTTTGCTGACAGCGCGGTCAATTCGATCTTCATGGTTACCTAAAGTAAGGATTAACTGGGGTTTGTAGCCTTTTGTTCGAGCAATGGGCTCCATGAGAAGCTCCATGCCCCGCTGTGCGGCTTCAATGTCGGACTTATAACGACGGCCTTCAAACTCCTTTCGGCCAACATCATAAGAACTAAGGCTAGGCATATCAGCAAAGTCACCAATACAAACAACTGTGTCAGGCTGTTTCTCTGCGATATACTTACCAGCCCAAGTGAGGTGGCCGTAAGGAACACCAGACTTGAACTGCACGTCAGGAATCACAATGTGTTTTTTATTTGCCATTTGATTCCTTAGTAGAATACCACTTTTTAGGGATGGGATCGCGGATGTGACACCACTCAAATCCGTGTTTTGTTGCCCAATCACCATAAGTGGTTTTTGATTTTTTAGTTATGGTTAACTCCGGTCGTTGGAAAACAAGATAAATTGTAACTTCGGGATACTGCTCTTTAAAAGAAAGCAATCGGCTTCTGTTTGAAGGAGCAAAATATCCTTTGGTTTCGATAAAAACGTTCTCTCTAAGTTTAAAGTCAGGGGTATAGTGAGAGACTATTGTGTATTGAAATTTGTCGGGCTCGTAAACAACTTTAAAGCCCTCTCTTTTTGACTTTACTACAAGGGTTTCTTCAAGTCCTGATTTATATAACGACCTCTTTTTTTTCAACCGCTTTCGTGAGATCAAGTGCAGACACTCCTAGGTGAGTCTTCCTGCCGTCTGCAAACCAAGCACAAATCATCCAAGTGTCTCCATCATATTGATAAGCACCGTGAATCGGCTGTGTTCCTCCGGCTTTTGTTGTGTAAATCCTTACTGTGATTCCTGTATCTGTTTTTGTTGTGGGATACTCCAAACCTCATTCTCCTGTGTTCTTATTTTTAGACAGATACCATTTACAAGGATTTGGTTTTCGACAAACTGAATCTGCTCCTCATTTAGTTCTTTTACGCTGTAGATGTATCTGGCGTAGGAATAGAGGTAGCAACGTCTAACGCTGTCAATATAATCCCCTTCGGTAGAGAGGCCTTCCAATGCCTTACTAGCTCTACTAGGGCCAACCTTTGGGCATCCTTGTATGTTATCTGAAGTGTCACCCGTAAGAAGTTGTTGGTAGAAGTAGCGGAGGCCTTGTTCGGGAGAGACATAATCTTTTTCCTTTTTTACAAAGTTGTAATGGTTTCCTGGGACTTGCTTGAGGTCTTTGTCAATGGTGCAGATAACACTACCATCGTCACCATACTCTGGATTTTCCAAGTATCCGTTGTAGATGGTCTGCTCAATTCCCAGCGCATCATCAGCTTCTTGTTTTTTCGTAACCAACGCGCTCCAAGACGAAATGGCGTGTTCTTTAAGTAGATCATAGTGCTTTGGCCTTGGTTGTGTTCTATTTGCTTTGTAAGCAGGGTAGAACGTAGTCCTAAAGTTGTTTTTAGTGGAGTCTGAAAGATAGAGTTTGTATTCTGTTGCGTTTGTTTCGTCAAGAATACTTTCAACCATCTCGTCAAACCGAGACCGCGGGATGAACTCCTCAGTCTCGTTCTCAGTTGTGAACCCTACGCGGTAGACAAGAACGTCAGCATCAATTAAGGCAATCACTATACGTCCTTCCTAACTCCTCTACTTTTAAGACGTGATCTCCTTCATTGTGAAGAAACCAACGCAACTCCTGCTCAGCGTTAAATTCCTTTGTAATGGAGGTATTGTCCGTATAATAAATACGAACTCTAAGAGGGTTGGTGCGGAGGAACTTCTGCAAGTTTCCATCCTTTATTTTTACAATAGGAAGTGATGAAACTAAGAGGCTTGTCTTTAAGCCACCGAATGATTGGGGCAGCTTCCCAACAAACGTCCTTAGCATCTACACAGAACCCCGCAGTAAAGCGGGGAGATACAATTTGATAGAGGTTAGGCATATCGTCAATTACTCCGGAAGATCGCTCTGGATGTCGCTAACATCTTGAGCTTTGTTGAAAACATAAGCGTAGAACTTGTCGGCTACTACAAGAACAGCTTCGGGAGAAGCCTCACCTGCAGGAAAACAACTTATCGCGGCACTGATACTTGACTGTGCGATAATATACTTCTGTTTCAACGCACGTTCAGCGGGGGTTTCATAGTTGGAACCGAGCACTTTACCGGTAGCAGCTGGGGCAGGAGCGCGATATGAACTTTCCGAGGACGTGGACGGGGCGGGAGGGGCTTCTGAACCATCACCAACCGCAAGCCACTGCCAGAAGCCATTCACTTTCTCCGTAGTGACAGTGTAACTTTTACCTTTTTCAAGACCCAAGAGAGAGGGATAAATGTTTTTGTTAGCCCAGTCTGGAAACGACTTGGCTTCAACTTTACCATCTTTGCGATAAACAACGTTTGCGGCATTGAAGACACCACCTTTGCTGTTCTTTTTGTTCTTTTCTTCGGTGACTTCAACGACTTCGATATTAAATTGCATCTTGTTTTACTTCCTCTTGAGTGGGTTGTGGTAGTTTTTTGTTCTTGTAATACTGTCGGCTGTATTCTTTTAGCTTCTCTTTGTTTTTCTGGTAGTAAGCTTTTGCATACTCTTTCTTGTCAAGCATAGAGTTTCTTCCAGTCCTCATTAAAAGTAGCGGGATTAAACTTCATCATTTCAGGTTCAAAAAGAGACCATCCAATCTTCACTTCTCCTGCCATTGGAACGTTTAGCTCTTTTCCGTAGTGTGCTTTGAAAAGCATGGGAATGTCAGCGAAAGCTTTTTCTAACATTATGCTAATATTATAACACATTTCCGGATCATTTGCAACATCAAATTGAATATCATCGTGGACTGTGTTGATAGGCAAAGCAAGTTGACCGTAGTTTAACTTCGGAAGCCGGTGTCGAACTAGCAGTCGGGCAAGCATAATCAAATCAGCACTGAACCCCTGAACAATGTGGTTTAGAATCTGTGTTCGGGGCCAATCTTTAGTTCCGTTCCACTTGGAAACTGGAGAATAAAGGTAAAATCTCCCACTTGGAGATTCAATCTTTCCTGTTTCGATAGCTCGTCGAATAAGACCAATGGAATGCTCATAGACGCCGGAGTATTTTTCAAAGAACCGTGCCATGACATTCTCCCAGAACTTAGGGGACGTGCTAGTTTGCATGAAATCGGAGTCGTTAGCGTAAGCAAACGCTGGTCCGGCAAAACCTTGCTCTCCAAAGGCATCTGCAAAGATGGCGCGATAGAGGAAGATTTTGGCGATAGTTCGTGTTGGCAGTCCAAAGACTTTTTGGTTGTCCTCATGGATCGGGTATCCTTCCTGTATTTCTCGTATGCCTACCGTGTCCTGCGCTAAAAGAACCTTTACTCGCCATTCAAGCTGACTCGCATCGGCTTTGATGATCATTAGCGCCGAGCGCCGAAAGCATTAAAATAGCCATCTAGAGCCCACCAGACTTCCTCTGGGGCGTTTGCCATGACTTCATCCACCCCTCGTTGGGCAATCAGTTCAGCAAAAGCGTTAAGTGTAAACCTCAAGTGCTGCTCTCGCTCTGATTGAATCAGGGATTGGTATTTTACTACGTCCGTGGAAACCGCGTCTGTATGCACTTTCGAATCTCCTCGTCGAAGTTTTGCTGGTTTGGCTTGCTGCTTGCCAGCCGCCCCGTTTTTGCGACTGCGTGGTTTAGCTGTCCGTGAATTTTGTTTTGTGTCCAGTCCATCACCTCGTATAGTTTGGGAAGCCCGTGAAAATAACGGGTAACTTTTGTGTCAAGTTTACTGCGTTCAAGAATAAGATCAATAATCTCACGAATCTTTCGATTTGCTTTTAGTCTTTTTAGAACTCCCTCACTTGTTTGAAAAAACCCTTGTTTTGCTGTGGCTGTGTTTTTAAGAGGCTCTACAAGTCGCGGAAAGGTGACCTCGCGCCTAATTTTGCGCGTTTTCTCCGCAGTTCGCCCACTCTTGTAGACAAAGGTATACGTTTCCTTGTCATCGACGAGAACAGTTCCGCCATACAGCACAGCACTAATCCAATCGCCACTATTCCAATTGATATCAGAAACCCCAGCAAACGCATTAAGCTTTGCATCAATTGCTTTAATGTCTTCAAGGCAAGCGTCTCCTAGTTCTTTTGAAAGGGCAAGGTTAAAGTGAAGTCCGTTCCATTCCATCTCACTTGTGAGCAGCAAGTCTTGACAGGCGTTCCAGCATAGGCGCTGCAAAGCTGGGCGAGACTCAAGGTAAGCTTTTTGCCACAAAAACAAGTCCCACTCAGCGCGACAATCTCCTTCCAAGTATGAGAGTATTTCTCCTTGAGGAATTTCAGGGGTATCAATTCCATTACTCCAGTATTTTTCCGCCAGATCGTCCGTTTTACCTGCCATTCCAGCTCTATGACACGCTCCATTAAGAGATGGCATTGCTTCTGACTGACCACTAATGATAAAGTCAACCAGCTGCAAATCCCAACAAAACATATGAGAAACATCAATTCCATAGCGTCGGCACCACCCTAAATCAAACTTAGCGTTAAAAGCGATAAAAAGATCATGGCGGCGAAGTGAGCTGTTAAGAAGATCAATAATAGCGCCATAGGGTCTAATTTCGTGCGTGTCCACATCAACCATCGAAACAGTGCTGCCGTCAAAAGCACCAAAATAACAAAGTCGATTACGGTTGGCATAAGGATTCCCATGCTGGAAGACTGTGGTTTCTACATCGACAACAACGGGGGATTTATAAAACACGGTTCAACATCATCTATCTCCATTTCAAGAAACGAATGATCTCCAGGTTCGAGACAATCAATACAGTAAGCATTTTCTTTTTGCCGTATTCCTTTTCCGTGGCTATGTCCAAACACCTGTATCAGTTCCGGAATTGGTTTAAACTCACGTTCAAAATCACACCAGAAAATACCTCCGTAATAGTTGGGCCCGCCGCGAGCTTGTCCAATCCAATGCAAAGGGCTCTCAATACGGGGCCACCACGCTGCAAACTTCTCCTGTATGTTCTCAAGAGTCACGTCTTCATTATCCCAAAGGTCTTTTGTAAAACCTGCATGGGAAACAAGAAAGCTGTCACCTAGAAACAAATAAGGTTTAAAGAGAGCGTTAATTCTTTCTTTGTGACTGTCAATAACCTTGTGTCTGTGGTAGTTATACCCCGAACAGCGGTGTTTTGGACGTAGATACGAAAGCTCGTGGTTTCCATAAACACACTCCGCTTTTCCTTTCTCAATGGCATCAAGAACCAACTCAAAACAAGTGCTGTGGTCTTGATGGCTCCGAGTAAAACTGTCTTGTAAATCCCCTACAAAAATAATTTTACCTTCTCTTTGAAGGGCCTTTTGGATAATCTCTACTTGTCCGTGAATATCACCTACAAAGGTGTATTTCAATTGATATCCCTATATTGTGCTACTTCAGGTTGAATAAGAACATCCCAACGATCATGACGAAGACTTGGTTCTGTGTCAGCATCACCTGTAAGTTTGTTTTTACAGATACTGAAGTGCCTGACGTTTTCGTAACCGTCGGTGTTGAGGGCACCAATACCTAGCATCCAGTCTGCCTCTGCTTGTTTAGAAGTTTTACTGTTGACAGTATCCTCCATTGTTAGGTATCTTTTGTTAGCCGCGCTTTCTCCTGCTTGGCAAACTCCAATAGTCGGGGCAAACTCTTTTGACAACTCTCTAGCCCATTGATATATCGCACCAAGTTCGAGGTCATTGCGGTCGCTATTGAATCCCTTGATCTTGTCAATCTGGTCAAAGATGATAAGTCCTGCTCCATAACTTCGGACAATACTCTCAACATCTTTGCGGTAGATGTTAGCTGAGTCATAAATTCGGATTCGGTCACCGGTCAGCTCCTTGTATAATTTTTCATTCTCTTCTATTTTAGCATAGAGTTGGGGGTTTGTCAAACCGAGAGCTGCTCGGTAGCAGTAAGCTTGAACAACGTGACCTTCCTGTTCATTGTTGAACCACAAGATTGGCTTGTCGGTCTGACTTGCCATGTGGGTAGCAACGTGAGAAAGGAACGTGGTCTTACCCGTTTCAGGGCGGGCAAAAATGAAACCGTAGTCGCCTTGCCGCAAACTTCCAAGGCGCTTGTTGAGGCTAGAAAGAGGCCAACGTAGTCCAGAGTTTACCTCACGACGTTTGGCAATCTCGGCTAGGCTTGAGGAGACAAAGATGTCCTCTTTAACCGTGTTTTTACTGGATGCCTCCAAAACGTCTTGAATCTCACCAGAAACTTCGCTCCACGATTTCCGGCCCTCTGCTATGTCCAGACCTAAAAGAGCGATCCTATTGCCGTCCTGACGCTCCCTGTAGGCATTGATATAGTCATCAATAATACGAATATCAACATCTGTCTCTTCCAACCGTTGAAACAAGGGAGAGAAAGATTCTTTTTCTTTGTCAGTGCTTGCTGGAAACTGAGAAAAGAAAAAGAGTTCAAATTCTGAAGTAGATTTGATATCCTGATCTGGATATTTTTCATGGTAGAGAGAAATACAAGATATTAATTTATATAAGTCCTTATTATTAGTTTTTAATAGATTAGTATTAATATATTTATTATATTTATTATATATAGTATTACTGTAAAAGCTTTTAATTAGACATAACTCTATCCGCATAGTTCCCCTGATTTGAAAATATATATTTACTCACAAAGATAATATTATATCCTAAGTTTAACTATCTGTCAAATGAGAAATCAGTCGTCTTCATCATAATCATTTTCAAAAATGGAGGCAAGATCTTCTAGCGGGTAAGTGTAAAGCATGACAAGCACCTTGCAGTCTTCATCTTCATTGGAGACGTATTCCCATACCGGAACAAATCCCGCCTTTGTTAGAAGCTTAACGAGGGTTTTCTCATCGTCTATGACATTCCAAATAAAGACTTTTACAGGACTACCATCATCATCTGCTCTTGCCTGTTGGATGCCTTCCATGAAATCATAGATTTCTCTTACTGTTTTTGGGTTTCCTTCATAACCAGCAGACAGCTCAATCATTGAGCAGGTGTAGTTTAGGCCATGTTGGTTCATACGAATATCCTTTTTTCTATCTTCCGTTTGTTAAAAAAGACTGTATTTGTGAGTCGTTATATTCTTTTGGATCAAGATCACTTACAATGCTTGTAACACGATCAAAGAAAACAGTTGCGTTTTGCCTAAAAGCCATTGATTCTCGTAATTTGTCGTTATCAAGCCAGATCGACAAGTAAAAAAACATCTTCGACAAGGCCGACAGACGATCTCGTCCAATGTGAGAGCCCCAAAGAGGCATTGCTGTGGTTTGGCGTGATACCTTTATGGCAGATATTAAGTCTTCTGTCAAGACACAGCTGCCATTATCCACAACATTTTTGCCTTTAATTACGTGAAAAACGTCCTCGGACTGGCCTCGTGTGAGATACTTCGGGGCTGCTGGGTTCTTCGAGAACGACCTTCCTTGGTAGAAAAGAAGCTCAAACCCATCCCCATACACAGGAAAAATCAGCCTTTCTTGTAGATCGCTCCACATAAAGTTATGGTCAGCTATTTCATTGTCTGTTATCCCATATTTAGACAGCCAAGCACATACATCTGAAGGAAGAGCCAACGAAGCGTCATATGGAAGACGAACAACACCGGCCTTTAGATCAGCAGCGTCCCGATCAAGAAGACGTTTCTCAATGTCTCGAAGTGGGATGTTGTCTGAAGCAACGTAATAACCGCAGCTCCAGCACCACATGTGCCCATCATCAAAGACACCGAGATTGTTTCCTTTTCGGTCTCCACCTTGCTCCCTACAAGAAGGACAAGGCTCGTTTTTCTCCCACTGTGACATACTACCCCGCTATTTGTTTTTGGATAAGCTCAGCAAGAGGGTTGATTGGGGGTGTAGTCAACATCGAAGCCACACCAGAGCAATCATGCACCTCACCTGTCACACGATCATTTCCCCAACCTGTGCGCGATACCGTAGTCTTTCTCCGTTCTTCCACAATCGCTGCCAGCTTCTGTAATGAGGGAAGAAACGAATCAAAGCTAAGGAAATAGCCGTCCTTCTCAGGGCTCTTTTTCTTGATTTCTTCATCCCAATCCCCGTTTAGTTCTTCGTAACAGCAGAAGCGAAACAGGAGGGTGTAAATACCAATAAGGTATGAGTTATCTTGCCAACGCTCGTCTGCCTCAACAACAAAGGTCTGCGAACCACAATCTACAGGCCGGTGAAAAATCGTAGGTTTAAAGCCGTTATGTTTTTCTACAGGAACACCAATCCTATCCCAGTTTGCAAGGAACTTTTCTAAGGGGACTACTGGAAGACGCACGGAAAGGAGTGTCCTGCTCTTTTCATACGACTGTGTGCTGTTGTCCCATTCAAACCCATAGATCTTGTAAGGTGTCTGATTAAACTCGGTGGAATGGAGAGCATCTGAGAAATAATCACGACACTTAGCCGGAAGCATAATTTCAACAAACTTGCCGTCGTTCGTCTCATTGACAAAGGCAAATTTAATGGGCTGCGACTGGGCTATTTCAGAATACCCATACTCGTTTTTTGGGAGGACAAAAGGAACAAAAGCATGGTTAGTCGCGGTCATTGTTGTGCTCATCAGCTTCCCTTTCAGTGTCATCATTGGAAATAAACGGCTCGTTTACCGGCACATCATCAGAAATATAACTAAAACAATTATCACAAAGATCAATCATCTCCCCCGTCGCGATGGATTTACGAACACTCTCACGATTGCTTAGTGCGTTGTTGCAAGAAAGGCAGCGCATGTAGTTCCTAATTAGTTATTATTAAGTGCTTGTTGGATTGCGCTCACATATCGTGAGACTGTCGTTCCCTCAAGGCCAGGGGCTGTATTCACTTCAAGAACATAGGCCTTACCTTCATGTTCGTTCCAGATAACGTCAACGCCTCCAAAGTCAAGGCCAAGCGCAAGCACAGCAAGACGTGCCTGTTCTTTTACGTCATCAGGAACTGTAATGCCTTCTCGGCAAAATACCCAACCATTTTCCTCTGTGCGTATCTTTGAGTTTGACTCTGCTCCTTTCCTCCTTTTCTTCTGTTGAGCATCAAAGACAACCCCGTTACAAACGTGAACGCGGAACTCCGCTTTCTTGGGTTTGTATTTGGTATACAAGGGACAGGCTTGGAACTCCTCTGGGCTTGACATAAGAACAATTCCCTGTCCTCGTGTTCCTGTCAGGGTTTTACGGCCCACAACAGTTGTCCCTTCAGACAGCCATTGGGCTGCTACGCTGCTGACCGTAGTTGCTTCAGGACAGCGCACTTCCTTGGCTATAAGGTGAGCAAAAGCTTTCTTCTTGTTGACAGCAAGCCCCACCTTCTCTGGAGGGTTAAGCCAGCGGCTACCTGCTGCAACAGCCTTGCCAAACCAAGCCGGCATAGTGCCGTTACCCCAGTTTAAAATGACATCCCAAGGCCGTGGGCGGTATTTTCCTGTAGGGAAAACACGAAACGACCCAGTTGCCTTGGCAATGTTTCTTGCCCCTTGTGAGGACATCTTATACGGAAAAACAACAAGACGTGGCATTTAGTTCCTTTCTTTTTTAAACATTACAAGGTTTGTAACTTAACAGCTTAGTGCATTGCTTGACGACGCACCTCTTCCACATCTCTATTGTTGACTGCAATAAAGACATCCGTGACCATAATCGAAAAGCCACTATTATCTGGCATACGCTGGATTCCACGAATAGTTCCCTCAAGAATGTCAGCGTCCATCAAAGAGGCTACCCGTTCTTTGCCCGCAGTAAATCCTTTAACTTCCCACGTAGACTCAGCCAGAACCGGTATACCCGTGATACAATACTGGGGCTGTTTCTTAGAGGTAGAGTAGAAGTCAATGGGCATCCACTGAAGCTTCTCGCCCACACGAAAAGACGTTTTAGACAACGGAGAAGTAACCGAATCCGGAAACATCTCTGCCTTTGTCTTCACTGGCTTTGTTTGATTAGCCGCGTGGTAGTTGGGAGCACTTGGCGGCGGAAGATATGCCGGAGGTGGGGTATACGCAGCCGGTTTAGATATCGGCGTGACGTTACTCTTGCTCTTGAAAGGAACAGCCGGTGGTTCCGGAGCTTCCTCCATCTTACGCCAAACACCATTGACGAACTCCCAGCCTTCTCGAATATCGCCTTCTTTGTTTACCGTAGGTTCCACTTTGGGAACGGGAGATTTATCCTCAACAACATCCTCGTATCCCTCCCAAGCAGAGCCGTATCCCCTGTAACTGTAAGTGCGAGTCAGGGGGGACTTATACTTGACCCGCTTGACCACATCCCCAGCCAGATCTATACACAGATAGGTAAACGCAGGAAGTTCCTCAAAAACCGGAACTGTTTCCTTGTTTCTGTCCAAAATCCAGTGCATCATCTTGGGCTCGGAGGCAAACATCATCCGGTTAAATTGCTTTTGTGCCGCAATCCAAAGAGGACGATCATGGTTTCGCGCAATGTTGAGGGTCTTTTGCTTAAGATCATACCAGACAATAGCATAGGCTCCCTCAAGCTGTTCAAGAACATCCAAAGTATCATAGGAAGCAAGAGCAACTGTCAGTCCGTGGCTGTCTACCTCCTTGCTTTTTGCCTCTTTACCAAAGGCCTCCAGATTTGAGATGAAGCCATTATGGACAAGCACAATATCACCGTGCTCAAAAGGATGGGCGTTTGTCGTGTTCCGCTTACCAAACGTGGCAAAGCGATTATGACCAAAGATAATAGGGTCACAGTCCTTTGCTGCATTGTCAAGCCACGGCATCACACCTTGGGCACGGAACAGGCCAAAAGGATCACCCTCTATCTTACGAAGATCGTAGTTGCCATCCCGCATAACACGAACAATACCGGTGCCGTCTGTTCCACGAAGACTATCTCCAATAAGTGCTTGTTTGAAGATGTCAAGATCACGAACAAACAGACCACCAGCACTGAAACAAGAAAGACCAACAATACCACACATAGAACTTTCCTTTTTACAGAGTTAAAAATTAATTAGAGTTAGGGTTAGTTAGGGGGAACATACGGAACAATCTCGTCTTGCCACCACGCATTCACAGACTGATTAATGGAGCCTAAGGAGGCAGTGGGAGGAGGAACGTTGATTGCCATGCCGGTAGAAACAGGAGGCACTCCAGTTACCTCACCAACCAAAGCAGAAACCTCATCAAAAGACATCGTAGAGAGTGATTTTTTCTCCCCTTGTTTTGCTTTCTGTTTTAGCCAGTAGGCTGCCGCTTCCTCTTTAGTGCGAAGAACAAAAGCACTAACTCCACTGTTTTTAGGGAACTGATGTTGTGGATAGAACAGAGGATGGTTGTTAATCAGGCACTCTTTGGCAAAAGAGAATCCAGTGGACAGCTCCTGCTTCATGCTGTAAGTGTTGGGTAATACCGTAGTAAGCCCCCTAAACACAAGACGCTGGAAGTCTGCATAATTAGAAAATGTATTCATCTCCTTGATATAGTCAGTGATACATCCACGAGACAAGCGAACAGAAGCTTCTTTTAACGCAAGAATCAAGTCAACCCAAAGAGCAACTTTACCCGCATCCCATTCCCCATTAAGGTGCCGAAACTCCATTGTGCCGAGATCACGAAGACGCCCAATGTTCAAGGCCGAGTATTTTGACCAACGCTCAAACAATGTCGGGGTTATGTCATTCCCATTGCCGGTGTCGTTGAGGAGTAGGTTGATATCATTTGTCAAAAGCGTCCGTGTTAGAGGAACACAGAAAACACTTTTCTTCCTGTCCTCACAAGAGAAGCGAAACAAAGAGGACTCAAACACAGTGTAAAGAAGAATAAGGTTTCCCAGTTCTGCCGTAGTCAGATCACCAACATCCAGATGGACATGGATACTGGTTCGCCAACTGAAAGAAGGCTTTTTCCCCAAACAACTGGACAAGAAAAGATACAAACTTGCCAACGAGGAACGCACGTCAGAAGCGTGAAGAATATGAGAAACAAACTCCCGCCCGTGGTTTCTTAAAGAACCATCGTTCTGGATAAGCCAATCAGGACTAGCCTTCGAGTCTAATGTAAAAGAAACATCCTCAATTTCAACCTCAAGGCCAACATGGCCGTCAGTGCTGCGTAAAACGGGAATGTTTTCACGAAAAGCAGTAAAAGCATTCTCTTTTCGGCGATAGCCCCAATACCCACGAAGGTGTGTTTCCCAACCATCTGGGACACGGGACGCGTGAATATCTTTTGCCGAAAGCAGCCCATAGATAGTGTTAATCTTTAGGGGAGGTTTTGATTTAATTGTCACCATGTTCTCCTGTTAGGCCTCTACTGTAATTCCTTGTGGGGTAAAATAATCAATATACTCCTGCCTCAAAAGCGGCTCAGTAACAGCAATCCGCCCCTCATTAATGATCTGTCCCGACGGAATATCTTTGAACCAGATTGACCGTAGTGATGAGGCAACACCAAGAGACACAGCAAACTGTGGGCTCAAGGCAAAGCCAAACACATTGGGATCATTGTCCATCTTGCTCAGTCCATGTGACAAAGACCAGAAACGATCATTGCGAGACAGCAGTATTGTCCAATCTGCTACGGAACCTTCAAAGGCATAGGCTGACCAGAAAGAAGGAATAACATGTTTGAATCCCAGCAAACCACGAACAGCTGAAGTTAGGCCGAACGATTCCATTGTTCCCGAACAGATGCCTTTTTTGTTCTGGCGAAGGGGTATCCGAGAAATATGGACAGCACCTTTCCGGTGGTTGCACCATCCCTCTACCGGAAACCAAAGCTCAAAGAGAACTTTGTCCTCAGTTAAAGCCACCTTTGCAGGTGTGTCGCCATAGCTTCGCAGTGTAAAATACCGCTTGTTCCCCGAACTTGTAAGATCAATACCAGAAACAGCACGAAGAACAGGAAACCGCTCGGTCTTGTAGTCCTGCGTAAGGACAACCGTGTCGTTTAAATAAAGACGCAGGTCATCCAGAGTTGCCTCTGGAAAAAGGCTGTCAATATGCTGTAGCATATTAGGCAAAAGCCCCCGTGCCAAAGTAAGCCGGAGAGTCGCATTTCTTCTTCATCAAGGTTTTGTCCAACGTGCGATAAACAAGACCAAAGCAGTGCAGCATCTCCCAAGCAATTTTCGTGTTGCCTGCATCAATAGCTCCTTTGATGCTGGCGCCGTAATCCTCCAAAAGAAACACGGCGTTCGGGGTATTCGCAACTTTAAAGGCCGTGACAACACCATCATAAGCCCACGACATCAGTTCGGATGAGGCAGTCCAGAAGTTAGACAGCACGCGGTATTCGATACCGTAGTCTTTATCACGGAAAGCACCACCCTTACCATAAAGCTCTTTCCGGCGTGTGTCAACATCAATAAACAGACTAGGCAAGCCCAACGTAAGGTCGAGTGCCTTAACTATCGGCTCCTTGTCAAAAACAGACAGCTTGCTTGCAGGCTTGTCGTTCTTGTTAAAGGAAACGTGAATGTGGCCACCAGCTGTTCGCATTGTTTGGAGCAATGCGCTGCCAGTCTCCTTGGGAGAAGGATTAGCCGTGCGTGTCCACACACAGAAGTCAGGCTCACAACCAAGTTCCTGTGCTTGACGGGAGCTAAGCTGTTCCTTGGTAAAAAGCATGGACGGAGCAATGGCAATGTCCAGACCCAACTCTGCCGTAAGGCTATCCAAGTAACCACGCATCGTTGTCAACTGGGATACAAAGGACTCCTTGGTTCCGGCGGGAGGAACGTTATACTCCAACATAACATTATCCTCCTGAACAGCGTATCCCTTACCCAGTGTAGCAACAGGTTTGGGTTTATGCTTTGTGCCACCAATAAGACCAACCGCAGGCACCGGAGTTTTGGTGACACGAGAAGTTAAAAAGACCTCTGTATCAGTTCCGACTTGCAAAAGTTCAAAAGACATAGATTTCCTTTTAAATAAAATGTTACAAGGTTGTAACGCTTAGTGGGTTACTTCAAAAGAAAAGCAGAAACAAGTTGACGCGAATACTCGGCAAACTGACCGCTGATGTTCGCCCACTCGGGGTGCCCTTGTATTACAAGGCATCTTGTCTTTTTAAAGAAGCCAAACTCTACCTCATGGGGAGGTATGCGAACCGTCTCGGATTCCTCCTCAAAATAACAGCGAGAGTGGTCGGCTTGGTGTGCCGTGTATCCAAGAAGGGTAAACTCATTTTCAGGTAAATCAAACGGCCACATCATTTGGTGATGGCAAGACGTAACATCTATTTCAATGTCCTGCCAAGCTTTTGGCACAGGTGAAGATTCAAGCTCGGGCAGAAAGACCTTGTGGTTCTGGTTGTGGTTGGTCACATGCTGAATCAACGAGCCGCCAGAAAGAACACACCCTAACTGAGCACCACGACAAACACCAACAATACCAGCGCCGACTGCCACTGCCCGTTTAAAAATTGCTGCTTCAAGAGCATCCCGATTGTTATCAGAAGGCTCCGTCATTTCATTTCGTTTTGCGTTGTAAAGATTGGGGCTAACATCAGTGCCGCCCTCAAAGACAACAACGCAGTCTTTGCTGACTTGCCCCATGTGTTGAAAGATCATTGACGCACTGAAAAGTGAGCCAAAGACACGACCGGTGTGAAATCCCCGATCAACGATGAGTAAAGTGTTGTGTTTCTGGTCTTTACTTGGAGCTGCCATGTTAATGTAGTGTCCTTCCGGTTGCTTGTTTCTTGATTCCAGGTCGCGGTATTTCTTTCCAAGTAGCGGCTGATGGTTTAGGTGCAAGTGGAGCCGGCGGCGGATACCGTAGTGGCTTGGCTTGCCGTGGCTTACGCCGACGCTCGGGCGGAGTGCTAGGTGGAGCAAAGAACGTAAACAAATACGCCCCGCCTAACAGAACAAACAACAAAAGAAAAGCGTCCATGTGTTTACTGACCACTTTTCTTGTCTGCTTTGGTTACACCCTTGTAACCCGATTTGGTTTTGGGTTGTGGTGTTTCCATGAGGCAGTCATGACCGCGTGGATAATTGACAGCCTTTTGCAGCACCAACAGCTGCGAGAAAGACGCCAGTGTTTTACCTGTTGCCGCTTGATGTTTCATTCGTCAAGATCTCCAAACTTACAGCACATGACATCGAGTTCATCTGAAGAACCAGCACAGTCCAGCATATTCCATTGTGCCCACTCAGCCGTGTTTTCCTCGAACGGGTTTTCTTCAACAAAAACATCCGTGTCGTCTGCATCTAAGATATAAGCCACGTTTTATTCCTTTTCAGTAGGTGTAAAGTCTAGTCTTTGAGCATCTTGACTTCTTTGAGTTCCTGTGTTTCCCCATCAAAAACAAGGCATATGTGATCATGAACAGATTTTGTGTCACGATATATCTCAGGGCCTGCAAGGTGGACATACCGTAGTAAATCGGGTTTTGGTTCAGGCTTTACCCGATATATACCATCCTCCTTCCAGAGTGGACGGTTGTTGTTACAGTTTACCCATTCTGAAACCGCATAATATTGAATGATTGCGCCTTGTGCCCAAAGGACAATCAAGTCGTGGTGTTTGTGTTTTTTCATGGTTGTGTATGCTAAAACCCATTCCTTAAAGTATGGTTACTAACACGAAAACCCGAAACAAAGTTCGGGTCAGCTCTGGTAGTGCTCATGTGTAAGGTATGCGGTGAATCTCCTTTCATTTGTCCGTGTTTTAAAAAAGTAAGCTGGTCTTTCTCGCTCATTGTTGACACTTGCAAAGCGATGTTAGTCAACTCTGATTGTGTTTTAATACGGCTTTGCAAGCTAAACACAATTGACCGTTGACGACGATCTAACTTCAAGGTGTTACACACCCTTTGAATCTGTTCGTGCGTTCGCATAGAATCCCCTCTAGCGAAACTGTGCTGTATTACAAACCTTGTAACGCAACACAGATAAAAAAAGGGTTACGCCTAATTTCCCTTGTGCTGTAGTAGGCCGTCTAAATCTTAGACAGTCAGCCGATTAAATAAACAAAACCTAATCCCAGAAATCATCTGAGAAAACAGCAGCAACACTGAACCACAAAAGCCCAACGATAAACAACCACAAAGATTCTGCCATAGGCTAAGGCTCCCAATTAAGATGGAAACAAACAACGTCGAGAGCCTCCGAAAGGCTCCAAGCCATACGATCTAAAGGCCGTGGAGCACCAGACAGTTCAATTGAAAACCGAGTGCCAGTATTGCGAAGAACAGCAACACGAACACGACCAACAAAAACCCAAATCTGACGAGCCTGTCCGGCGTGCTGTATTGCTGTTGTGTGTAAATCTTCGGGGATAATCCCCAAACCCTTTGCTGCCATTTTAGAATCTCCTCTAAAAAGAGTTACAAAGTTTGTAACACCAGTTAAATAAACAAAAAACTCCACCAACGCAAACGACACCGCCGGTTATTTAAACCAGCAAAGTGTCGATAATACGCAAATGGAAACTTCCGATCTGCCTTTTTATTCAGATCAATATCATGCTTGACCTGTTCCAAAACGTCAGCACTGATAAACATAAAACCTCACTCGTAGTTATACTGCCTGTTACAAACCTTGTAACGCTACCAAAACCGTTACAACCTTGTAACCACGCAAACGCTGAACAAACCTGTGCCGATACAAGTTAGACTGGCGAGGTAGCAAAAAGTTTCAAAAAAGAACCAAAAAAAGACCAAAAAACAGTAAAAAATTTACTCTTTTCTGGAGAGCCAAGTTACCGCAATTCCGCTATATAACGCTTCCTCACACGCTTCTAACATCATCATATCAGCCCGTTCAAACGACAACAACCGGATATAATATTTAGGCATAGTCTAATCTCCTGTTCTACCTGCCAATCTAACCTTTTAGCTACCCGTTTACTTGATTTTGTTACCGCTTTACCCGTTTACTACCTGTTGCGTGGTTGTTTCCGTTGTTTCCGTTTGTTTGCCTTCCGCTTCCGGCTTTTTGACAATGTCGGTAACATTATCGGACTGTTGCTTTTTAGCCGGTGTTGCCTTAGCTTTTGCTACCGCTTCCGCTTTCGCGGCATGTTGCTCCGCTTTGTTGCAAAGGTCAGCGATTTTCTTGCCAAGATTCGCATAGAAAGGCTCCGACATTTTGCCCAATTCAGCGGCAAAGGTTTCACATTGGCGCACAATGGCAATCGGTGTTGCACCTTGCTTAATGGTAGCCAAGAGCGCACCTTGAAGCATTGCCATTGATTCCGACACGCCCGACACGTTAAGCCGATTCAAAATCTTCGTGCGGTCTTCCGCTTGAATCTTTTTAATCGTGCCCGCCCGACTCGTGCCGGTTCCGGCTGTATCGCCCTTGTTTGCCATGTCGCGACATTTCGAGATAAACTGGTGATAATCGCCTTCCAGTTGACCAAGAACCAACATCGCATGAGCGTCACGTTCTTTATGCGTGTCAGAGGAACTGTTCAGATGTTCCACGTGAAACGCTTTAAACACTTGGCGCGCTTCCGATTTACGAACCTTTGCAGACCCTTCGGATTTTCCAGCTTTTGTCAGTGCCGCTTCATAGCCCGCGAGCCAATCGGCCGACTTCTGTTCATCTGCGTGAAGTTCAAAAGCCCTCGACAAGATTACATCTCGTGTAACTTTGTCTGCTACGCCTTGCGCCTCTAGAATCTTCGCAGTGTCCGATTCTGCCATGATTGCGAAATCAGAAGAAAGGTTCGGTTTGATGATATTTGCCATGATAGTTTCCTTTTAAGTTTGATCGGATGATGTTACAAAGTTTGTAAGTTTTTGCGACCAAGTAAAAGGTAGCTAACAGGTTAGACTAGCTTCACATTGTTAAAGAACAAGACCGCAGCATCCGACGTGCGGCACCGTCGCCCACCAAACGCGCAACACGCCTTGCGTGTATGCAGTCCGCTTGTATAAGTAAGACCACCCAGTTTCGAAAAGGTTCAATCTTTTTTCATTTATTTTTGTTGTATTTTTACCACAGGTCAAGCGCACTGTATTGGTGCGGATTACAAGCTTGTAACCCTTTGACCAGTAGGGGATTACGTAAGCGCTCACTTAGAATACCCGATAAAAACAGTCGGATTTTCCTGTATTTTTACCATTAAAAGGGGGTAGGGGGGGAAAACGGCTAGAGAGCGAAATAGTTTCCAGACTGCTTATACCGATAACACAAAAATAAAGGGTCTACTCCTAAATAATTACTGTCTTGGGGGAATGTATTTATATTAATGTTACAAACTTGTAACAACTTTAAGTGAACTCTATTTGGCGCTCGGAGAAAACCGACTCCTCGCTTACGCGGGGATAAGCAGACACCCCGCTTAGCCAGCTACAGACAACAGTCTAGACACTTAACGTAATTACGTAATTACGTAATACATAATATAAATCTAATATAATACATAATTACTAAATACATAATTACTATATATATATATACTATATACTATATACTGTATATATTAGACACTTTATTTTCAACTAAGTTCAATTCTTTCTTAGAAATATATTTTCTCTTAGATCTTGACTTTAGTTTCGATTTGTGTTATAATATTAGGACTGAGTGAAATCTTATCTAGATTTCTCTCTAAAAAAAATAATTTATAAAAAGCGGGTTTGGTATATAGGTTGTGCCTTAGCCTTCCAAGCTAAAGAACTGGGTCCGAGTCCCAGAATCCGCTCCACCCAATTCTTGCCTCTGTAGCTCAGTCAGCAGAGCACTTCTCTTGTAAAGAAGAGGTCGGGGGTGCAATTCCACTCCAGGGGCTCCACAATTCGATTTAAGCGAGTTTGACCTGAATCCGATACCGAGATATACCCAACCCCTTCAAAGGTCCCCAAAACGTGATTAAACGATTCCTAGCCACCCTTCTGATTGTCTGTCTCCTGCCTTTTCAAGCTTCTGCTCAATCTATTGATGCTGACACTTGTATTCAGGTAGCCAACATCATGTATCAAATTGGGGAAGGAAAAAAGGAAGGAATCAAGTTGGAACAACAACTTAACTCTATGAGGGAAGCTGTTCCAGCTGGGGCTTTGAGGAAGTTCTACGAACAGTTGATTAAAGAAGCCTACCAAACTAAGAAAAGCCCTGAAGACTTTGCTCAGGACTTTGCCAATCGGTGTTTTAACGTTCGCGGTGACATTTCAAAACTAATGGGAAAGAAAACTTAAAATTTGGCCTTTCAAGGAAACGATGTCTCCCCTGAAAAAAGAACAGGGTATTTTGTAGATGGAAAAGAGATAATTCTCTCTAAAACTAGAGGAAGACCCATGACTGGAAAAGGAATCCTTCCTCTCCCAGAGACTAAAAAGATTGAAGTTGCAAGTGTCCTAGTAGTGACTGGTAGTTTTAAGAAAACAGCAGAACTAACAAAGCTAACTGAAGGCACGATCAGGGGTTGGAACAACCAGGAATGGTTCCAGAACCTGATGGCAAAGATTCGAAAAGAGAACGATCAGATAATTGACGCCAAAAGTTCTAAGATTATTCACGGAGCCTTGGAACAAATTGAAGATCGGCTTGAGAATGGGGACCATGTAGTCCTAAAAACAGGGGAAGTCATACGAAAACCTGTTTCCATTCGTGATTTAGCACTAGTTTCAGCAATTACGATAGATAAACGGCAACTTTTACGCGGTTTACCAACCTCCAGAACAGAAAATATGTCTTCTGAGACACAATTAGCCCGTTTAGCGGAGAACTTTAAGTCCCTCGCTGAGAAAGGCAAGCCTCAAAAAGAGGTTGTTGTGGTTGAGGACGTAGAATACACTGAAGTTAATGAAAAAGATAAAGAAATTTAACTTAAAAGGAACTGAGGATTATGCCAGCCGGAGAAAACCCTCGTCGAAACCGCACTCGCCCCTGTCCAAAAAGGAAGTAAGCGATGCCGAGTTCACCGAATTATGTGAGAGATTACAAACAAGAAGCCGCTACAGAATCTCCACAGAGGAAACGATATAGAGCCCTTCGGGTGCAAGCCCGTCGGGACTTTGAAAAGGCCCTAGGCCACAAGATTCCAGCAGGAATGGATGTGGACCATGATAAGCCACTAAGCAAAGGCGGATCAAATGCCGCTAAGAACTTGAAGCTCCAGAAGGCTAGTGATAATCGAAGCTACCCACGAACTAAGGGTGGTAAAATGAAAAGCGCAAAAGATTAAAGTTACAGCTGATATGATTGAGGGGTTCATGGGGAGTGTTCTTTCAGTTCGTCTGGATGAACCTGCCCCGACCCCGAGATGCCACCGAGAATGGTGGGAACTCTGTTGTTCCGAACATAAACGGGTTGCCATTGCAGCTCCTCGGGGACACGCTAAATCAACCGCAATCACAAAGGCCTATACACTGGCTTCAGCCCTTTTTAGGGATCGTCAGTTTATCCTGGTCATCTCAGACACCTACAAACAAGCGGTCTTGTTTCTAGGAGAGATTAAAAATGAACTCGCTACAAATGATCAACTCCGAGATCTTTTTGGTGTTGAAGACTTTCTGACCGACCGAGAAGATGACGTTATTGTCCGTTTAAAAGACGGCCATATGTTCCGGATCATGGCTCTGGGATCAGAACAAAAGGTTCGAGGTCTTCTCTGGCAAGGCAAGCGTCCAGACCTAGTTGTCTCTGACGACATGGAAAACGACGAGATTGTGATGAACCCAGAACGGCGTGAGAAGTTCCGAAACTGGTTTAGTAACGCTTTGCTCCCAGCCCTTTCGGGCCGTGGTATTGTTCGTTGGGTTGGCACTATCCTCCACATGGACGCTGCTCTTGAGCGTGTCATGCCAAGGGATAGGGATGAGAATACCATCCACGAATCCCTCCGATCTTACATGCGGTCCCCTAAAAACGGCTGGATGTCTGTGCGATATAAAGCACACAATGAGGATATGAGTAAGGTTCTCTGGCCTGTTAAATGGTCAAAAGAGCGTCTCAGTGAACTTCGAAACATGTTCATCTCTCAAGGTAATCCGGAAGGATATTACCAAGAATACCTGAACAGGCCAATTGACCCCTCAAATACGTTCTTTAAGAAAGACGATTTTCAGGAGTTTGAGGCAGAAGATTACAAGAAAGATTGGGGATATTGTCCCACTTACATCTCGATTGACGGTGCTTTTTCAACAAAAGAAAAACGAGATTACACAGTTATTGGGATCGGATCTGTAGATGACTCAGGGATTCTTTACATTCGCCACATTGTTCGTGAGCGTCTGGATTCAAAAGAAGTTGTGGACGCTATTGTTCGTTTACAAGAACGCTACAAGTTTAATACCTTACTTATTGGTAAGGGAGCTTACGAAAAGGGTATAGGACCCTTTTTAAGGGACCACATAGCAAAGAACGGGAAGTTTCTACACACAGAAGCTATCCCTGAAGTGGTCGATAAAAGAATGAGAGCCACTTCGATCCGCGGACGTATGCGGGCAGGTGGTGTTCGGTTTAACAAGAAACCTTTTTGGTATCCTGACTTTGAACAGGAACTTTTAGAGTTTGACCGCGGAACACACGACGACCAAGTGGATATGATGTCCCTTTTTGGTCTTTACCTGGACCAGATGCAAACAGGAGCTTCCCGATCAGAGATAAAAGCTTACACCGAAGACGACGAATTTGGCGACTCTAGATTTCAAACTGAGGACTTGCTTGGCGGTAGGTCCGTAATGACTGGATATTAAACAGCATGGCTGAAAAAGCAAGTAAAGCAGACTTACAACAATTCGTCCAGAACAATAACCTTGCTGCTGATATGGATCAGAAGGATCTTGATACTATTGGCCTTAAGATCTGTGAGTGGTTGGATATTGACGAGCAAGCCCGCTCAGACTGGACCAAACGTAATGATCAGTGGCTGAAGCTTGCTACTCAAGTCGTAGAAACAAAAAACTATCCGTGGCCTAATGCGGCCAACGTTAAATTCCCCCTGTTGACAACTGCTGCTATGCAGTTTGCTGCTCGGGCCTATCCTGCCCTTGTCCCAGGTCCTAATCTGGTTCAGGGGCTTGTTATTGGGCGTGATATGGACTCCCAGAAACAGGAAACAGCCCAGCGGATCGGTCGCCACATGAGCTACCAACTTCTGTGGGAAATGGATGGTTGGGAAGAGGATATGGACAAGCTCTGTATGACGCTTCCTATTGTGGGTTGTATGTTTAAGAAAACTTACTTTGACCCTATCCAGCAAAAAAACTGCTCTGAGTTGCTCTTTCCAAACGATTTGGTTATTGACTACTACGCCAAGTCCGTAGAGTCAGCTACCCGCAAATCTCAGATCTTGTGGCGGACAAACAACGAGATTTGGGAGCGGGTTCAGCGTGGTGTGTTCTTGGATATTCCGTATCCAGACCCCACAGGCAAGGCAAACACAGAAGCAAAAGATAAGATTGACGGAACACAGGAACCTTCCTTAACGCCTTCGACACCCCATCGTTTTATTGAGTGTCATTGCTGGTGGGACCTGGATGATGATGGTTACGATGAGCCTTACATTGTTACAGTTCACTATGAAACAAAAAAAGTAGTTCGGATAATTGCGAGGTTTGACAGCGATGGAATTGAAACAGTTGTCGATGCTAAAGGCAAGGAAAAGCTCGTCCGGATCAAACCAATTGAGTATTTCACAAAGTTTGGCTTTATTCCTAACCCTGATGGTTCTATCTATGACCTTGGCTTCGGTCTGCTTCTTGGCGGAATTAATGAGTCGATAAACACCTTAACAAACCAGCTTCTGGATTCGGGAACTCTCAATAACCTTCAAGCTGGTTTCTTGGGACGTGGTATCCGAGTTCGGTCTGGAACCACACGCTTTATTCCTGGCGAGTGGAAACCTGTGGATTTTACTGGCGATGATATTAAAAAGCATATTTTTCCCCTTCCCACCAAAGAACCCTCTGAAGTCTTATTCAAGCTCTTGGAGACCTTTGTTAGTTCGGGGAAAGAACTCGCCTCGGTCGCTGAGATCTTTGTTGGTAAAATGCCAGGGCAAAACACGCCGGCTACAACTACGATGGCTACGATTGAGCAGGGCCTCAAGGTCTTTACCGCGATTTATAAGAGAATCTATCGTGCGCTTGCACAAGAATATCAGAAACTTTTCTACCTAAACCACGTAAACCTTCCTGAAGAATCGCTGTATTTTACACTCAATCAGCCCGAAGGTCCGCAAACAGACGCGGTAGCGCAGCGCGATTACGACACAAAGAACATCAGCGTTAAGCCTAATGCTGACCCAAATATCGTAAGTTCTGCTCAGAAACTGATGAAAGTTCAAAGCTACGGCTCGTTGCTTCAGCTTGGAACCCTCAACCCCAAAGAATACACCAAACGATTCTTGGAGGCTGTTGAAGCTGAGAACATCAAATCCCTTATGGACTTCCAACCACCGCCCAGCGCAGATCAACAAAAGCTGGAAGGTGAGATGAAACTGAAGCAAGCAGAAGCCCAGCAGAAAGCAATGCTAAATCAGCAAGAAGCACAGTTGAAACAGCTTGCTGCTGAGCTGGACGCTAAAGATAAGCAGCTCTCTATTGCCATAAAACAGGCAGAAGCAGAGCTGGACCAGAGAAAGTCGATGTCTGAACTGATGCGTGATGTAGCCCAAATGCGGTCAGATATGCAGCGTAAAGACATGGAACATGGTCAAAAGTTGATTCATTCAGAACGAGAACAACAGCAAAAAATGCGGCACACTGAAGATAAAGCCATCAGTGATGCGGCCGCAGCTAAGCTAAAAGCTGAAAGTGCCCCTAAAAAGGAAACTAAATAAGTATGAATATTGAGTTGGATGACATCTCACAGGAAGCGTGGGATGAGTGGAGAAAGAGCAAAGCAACACGAATCCTAGTTGCTGGTATCTTGAACACAAGGGAAGAGTTGAAAGAAGCAGTTGTAGAGAACCACCACAGCACGGATGCCGCCCGCCTGATTGACATGGGTAGGTGTCAGGCCTTTAAAGATGTTGTTGAGTTTATCATAGAGAAAAGGAAAAAACCAAATGTTGAAAGCGATAGCGCATCGGATTATAATTAAACCCGATCCTGTTGAAGAAGTAACGAGTTCTGGTATTGTTCTTGCAACAAACAAGAAACTGGAACAAGGAGCAACTGTAATTGGAACTATCGTCGATATCGGCGAAGATGCGTGGAAAGCCTTCAAACCGCGAACTGCGTATGCTGGTCTTAATATAGGTGATCGAGTCTTTTATGCCAAGTATGCGGGCAAGATGATTCAAGAAGATCCCCAAAATGAAGACGAGATTTATCTAGTGGTGAACGACGAGGATATCGTCTGTAAGGTGATCTAAACCGGAAGGAAAGTAGACATATGTCTGAAGAACTTGGCATCATTGTTCCAGGAAGTCGTGAAGACATCCAATCACTTAAAGAACAAAAGGCAAGACAAGAAGGCTGGAAACCCCTCGAAGAGTTTGACGGTGATCCGACCGAATGGGCGGAAGCCGGAGAATTCCTAGCACGAGGCCCTCTCCTACGCGAGATTAAAGAGCTTAAAAAGCACATCAGTAAACAGCGGGAAGCAACTGATCGGGATATGCAGCTTATCTCAAAACAGTTTGCTCAAATGAGTTCAGCAGCTTATACAAAAGCCCTGGCTGATCTTCAAGCGCAGCGTGACATTGCTATTGAGGACCGAGACACGGCAGCTGTAAGGCAGCTGGATAAAGAGATTGACGACGTTAAGGTAGGCCATGCGCAAGCCCAAGCTACTGTAAATCAGACACGAACAACTCAGACAGTTGCAGCAACAGAAGAACTGAATGCGTGGCGTGGCGAGAACAAGTGGTTTGATTCTGATAAAGAACTGCAAGACGAGGCTGTTGCGATTGGTGTTGGGTATCTTGCAAAGAACCCGAACAAGACCCAAGGCGATATGCTTTCTCATGTTGAAGACCGAATCAAGAAGATCTATCCCGAAAAGTTTAAACAGAAGGAATTTATGTCTGATAACGACACAAGTGAAACACCCCAGAAAGTAGAATCTGGAAATCTGCGGCCAAGCCTAGGCAATAAAAAGGGCAAAATGTCAGCTGCCGATCTTGACGACGATGAACGGGCTGTCATGAAAACACTCATTAAACGGGGTGTTCTGAAAGAGGTTGCACTTAAAAACAAACGAAGTGAACAAGAAGAATTTCTTGCCCAACTAGCTGAAAGAAAGGCACAGGGTTAAAAGAGAATATGACAAAACCTGCACTTGAAGAGCGCCCAAGCAAAATCAACCGAGCGGCACGTCCAGAACGAACTCCCATTAATGGGTATCGTGATATTCTGAGTGTTGCCGGTAAAGAACCTGGATTCCACTACTGTTGGGTAAATGAGGATAAAGTTCCTCGCTACGAATCGGCTTTGTATGAGTTCGTTACCCATGATGTTAAAGTTGGTGATCGGCGAATTAACGCCGCTTCACAGGTAGGTGGAAAAATTACCCTTGCAGTCGGTAATGGTGTTACAGCCTACCTTATGCGGGTTCTTGACGAGTATTACGATGAAGATATGGCAAAACTTAATACCGAGCTTGATGAACTGGAAGCCGGATTGAGAGCGAACTTTAACAGTAAGGCAGACGGTCGATACGGAAACGTAGAGACCAAAGTCACAAAGGGCGGATAGCACGTCTATCACGCTAACTGTTAGGCATATCCTCATCTAAACGTTTTAAAGTTTTAATAATCTAATAAGGATATAAATATGCCTAATACCTCACGTATTAGTGGTGCCCGTCCGGTTAAACACCTGAACGGGGGTCCCTGGAACGGACAAGTAAACATCTATGAAGTTCCTGTGGGCGAAACTGTAGCTATTTTTAAAGGCGACTTTGTAAAAGCCTCTGACTCTGCTGGCACAGATGTTTTCCCTGTTTGCGAAGCTTACGGGACCGGCACTGAGGTTACGTCTGGACTGATTCTTGGTGTGTGTATGGGTTTTGTCATTGATCCGACTAACCTTAACACTCCCCAATATCGGCTTGCTTCAACGAAACGATATATCTATGTTGCCGACGCTCCGGATCTTATTTTCCAGATCCAAGATGGTGCCACTGTGACTACACCTAAAGCCAGTGTTGGTTTGAACTGCGGTGTGAATACCACGGCTGGTAGCACGACAACTGGTTTGTCGAATTACACAACGGGTGCAACTGCGGCCACGACAACCAACACTCTTCCTCTGAAGATTGTGGGTATTGTGAACGCCCCCGATAACGAAGCAGCGGCCCAATACCAGCAACTGTTGGTGCTCATTAACCAACACTACTACATGGGCGGCCAGACGGCTGTTTAATTAAGGAGACTATATAAATGGCTACTGTTACCTCAAGTAATTTTAGTAAGGCACTACAGGTAGGTGTAAATGCCTGGTATGGAAAAGCTTACGATGAATACCCCGTGGAATGGACATCTCTTTTTGACCAGTTCACAAGTCGTAAGGCTTTTGAAGAGGATGTCGGAACTTCTGGTTTCGGCCTTGCTCGCGTGAAAATTGAGGGTTCGCCTATCGAATATGATACCGAATCGCAAGGCTTCACGTCGCGTTACACTCACGTTAATTACGGCCTTGGTTTTATCATCACTCGTGAAATGTTTGATGACGACCAATACGACGTGGTTGCTGAGAAGCGCGCTCGAATGCTTGCTTTTTCCATGCGCCAGACCAAAGAAGTAGTTGGAGCTAACGTGTATAACCGTGCTTTCACAGCGGGCTATACCGGTGGTGACGGACAGGTTCTTTTGAGCAGCGCCCACGTCAACGTGCGTGGCGGAACTTTCTCGAACATTCTGTCAACAGCTGCGAATATCTCGGAAGCTTCTCTGGAACAAGGGTGTATTGATATTGCCAAGTTCACAAACGATGCGGGCCTCCGTATTGCTGTGCAACCGCAGAAAATTATCATTCCGGTTGATTCCCAGTTTGAGCTTGAGCGTATTCTGAAAACACAGTATCGCGTTGGCTCGGCTAACAACGATATCAGTGCTCTCTATTCGATGGGTAAGTTCCCAGGAGGCATGGTTGTCAATCACTACTTGACTTCCACAACCGCTTGGTTTATTCGGACAAATGCTCCGGACGGTCTCAAGTATTTCTCGCGGAAGGACGATGCTTTTGGCGAGGATAACGATTTCGATACTGACAACGCGAAGTTTAAAGCAACTTCCCGTTACAGCTTCGGATGGACTGATCCGCGTGGTTTGTATGGAACTGCTGGTGTCTAACCTTTAGTTTTACCTTGGGGTGTTGCAGTGAACGTAACTCTAGGAACTGGGTGCGCCTAGAACCCCATTAACACTTTTATAAATTGTTGGAGGATTTATTATGGCTTCAAATGGTGCTGGTTTTACCGAATCTATTGTATTTGCCCCTGTTTCAAACCAGGCTGGATACGCATATCGCTCACGCATGGGAATGATTCCTAGTGCTGAGTTTGCAGTTTACATGGACGATTTCACTCAGGCGGTTACGACTAACCTTCCGGCTGGTTGGGACCAAGCAGTTATTGACACTAGTTCAACACTTGTAACAAGCACAACAGCAGGTTCTCTTGGGGCTACCGGAGGTGCTCTTATTGCTAACGGCGGCACGTCCGCTGGTGTAGCTGTGGCCGGAGAGAAGTGTATTCAGCTGACTGCTGGTAAACGTTTCTTCATGGAAACCCGAGTTCAAACCTCAATTGCGGCGGAAACAGAGGTTCAGTTTGGTCTTACCGACTTGACTGCCGTTGTTAATCCGGAAGATCTGTGGACTACAGTTGCAAATAACTTGGTTGCTTTTGGCACACTTCCTGGCTCAGCTGCTCCTAAGATGTTAGCCGATAAAGCCAACTCAGGATCAAGTGCTGAGACTTCGACAGGCCTTTTGCTTAATACCACTTGGCATACCCTTGCTATTTTCTATAATGGAAGCACTCTTTATGGATACCAAGATGGTAAACTGATTGAGTCGTGGGCACAAGCAATTGCAACAACTGTTCCGACTGGTGTGGCTTTGGCTCCTTTCTTTGGTGCGCGGACGGGTGCAACCGCAGGTAACGTAACCACGTTTGACTACCTCCGTTACGTCATCGAGCGATAATAAGTAACTATAGGGGGTATCTTCGGATGCCCTTTATTCCCAACCAAAGAGGAATCTAAAATATGCGACCACAGAAACTGGGTCCGTTTTCTCCTGTAACTACTTCGGCAGCGGGCCTTGCCTCTGCCGTTGCTTATTCAGGAAACGGTTATACCCTTTCCGCAACAAGTGCTGGCGACAACTTGGCACACCTTATTACAGTCGGTGGTCTTGCTGCCACTGACCACAGTGCAAAAACAATTACTGTTACAGGCACAGATGCTGAAAACAACGCTTTGTCTGAAAACATTGCCGGTCCTAACGGAGTGGCAACTGTAACAACAACTAAATACTTTAAAACTGTAACCTCTGTAACAATCTCTGCTACAACAGGTGCTGATACTTTTAACATTGGCTGGAACGTAGGGGCTGTTAGTCAGTGTTTGCCCTTGGATATTCGTTGTGTTCCGTTTAGTGTTGGTCTTATGACTGACATCAGTGGGACAATCAACTACACAGTCCAGCACACAATGCAAGACATTCTGAAAACAGTGGCTGCTGTAAATGCTACGTGGATTGCTAATGCAGCCCCAATGTCAGGAGCAACAGCAGACCAGACAAGCAACTACTCAACTCCGGTTACAGGAACTCGCCTGTTGATCAATTCTGTTACAAACGGAGCTACAATTCAATATGATGTTCTTCAAGGACTGGGGAATTAATTATGGGTGTTTCTACTGAAAATGATTTCAGCAAACTTGAAGAGATCCAAAAGATCTCTCTTTTCTTTGACGCCATTATGAACCCTGAAAAGTTTGTAAAGGTTGTGAAAGATGCTAAAGATATTTTGGAGGATTACAAAAAGATCGTTGGTCCTTATACAACCATTAAAGCAGCCGAGGACTACAAATCAAAGATTGAACAGGCTCTTCGTGAAGAAGATGCGGTTCTTTCCGATAAATATAACAGTATTGTTGAACGAGAAGCTGCTTTCGATTCCAAGATGGCCCAAAAGCTAACTGACATTGCTCGACAAAAAGCAGAGGCTGATCAAGCCCTGGCTGATTTAATCACTAAAGAACGGAGCATTCAAGAACAGTATAAAGACATCGCTTTAGAAAAGTCTGTGCTTGCTGCTGATAAAGCTGAGTTTCAAGAGTTTGTGGCCCAGCTTCAGAAAAAAGAACAGGAACTTTTGGATAAATCCGAAAAACTTAAATCCCTTTTAGGTTAAGATGATATTGTTTTGTTATGGGCGGGGTGATTAATGGCGACCCTCTATAGTAAAGCGTCCGCCGACTTCATGGCGCTCGGCACGTTCAACACGCTGGCGAACGGCACCGGCGCGGACACGATACCGACCGCCGCCGATGACCTGATCCTGCAGAATGGCCACAACGTCACAATTGGCACGACGACGGCGGTGGCCAAGACCATCACGGCGCAGTCCGGCAGCACGCTGACGCACAGCACTGCGGCGAACAGTAAGCTGGTGATGTCTGGGGCTGTCACGTTTCAATCAGGATCAACGCACACTTGCAATCTGAGTTCGGTGCCGTCCATTACGACTGATATTCAGTCAAACGGAACGGCTGGCACCGCCAACTGCATTTGGACATATGACGACGGCGCAAACTTCACACTCAAAGGCGCTCCACGGACGCGGTGGACTACGCTGACTGCGGCAGTCACTGGCGGCGTTTCTACTTCGTGCTCTGTGGCAAACTCTAGCGGATGGCAGACAGGCGACCTCCTGATATTCGAGGACACTCAGCCTTACGTAAATTCATCGACGTTCAAAATTGACGTTCTGAATTCGTCAGGATCACCGACTGGTTTTGCTGCGGCCTTAACGTATGACCACGCATCGGGTGGCACGGTTGGGAATTTCAGCAGCAATGTGCGTTTTCAGCCGGTGACGGTGACGGATGTTTTCTTTGAGCTTCGTTGTTTGTCGAACGGCTTTGGAGCTTATATTCCGTGCAGTCGATCCGTTCAAGACGTTCTTTTCTACAACGTCTTGCTCAGACTTTCTGGTAGCGCCGATTCAGGTGCCTACTCGTATATCGGCTCAAATGCGCACTACCAGTCCAACAGTAACGCTTTACTGGTGAACACCAATGTTTTGTCGCCGACCAAAGGTCTCAGCTACAACGACTCCGCCCTTTATACCACCTTCAATACCCCAGTGATTATTGGCGGTTCAGGCGGCGGCGGCGGCTTGAGCTTCAGCAACTTATGTATCTTCCGTGCGGATTGGGGTATGCAGGCATTGTCGCCCGGAATGGCTTTTTCAGGTCTCCGTGCCAGTCACCTTGGCACCGTTTCCCCCGGCCTTTCTCCGGGCTATGCGGTCGTTGGAATGCGCCTAGACGATTCCTATTTCAATAATTCAGAAGGCCCTCTTTTTTTTACTGGAGAGATGGCCCTGACACGGTGCCAGATCGGCACTAAATTTGGCGCGACTCACCGCGCTGCAGGTGGCGATTATCGGTGGGGTGGTTTTTGCAAAATTGACATGACCGATTGCGAGTTTCAGACATCGGGCCTATGGGATGGGTCTCCGGATGGGAATTTAGGGTCTGAGTTTGACACCCTGATTGACGGCTCCTATCTGCGATTCAGGAATAAAAACCGAGACGTATCTGTGCAGGAATATTACTCCCCTAGGGGTGCCGTTTTCAGAGATAACTCGGAGAAAAATCGGTCAACGTCGGCAATGAAGTTTCGCCCTCGCGCGCTTGGCAAAGACCTGCAAAAAACAGTTTCAATCCCCTGCGCCAACGGCGCAACCGTGCGCGTGGTTGGCTACTGCAAGGCCAGCACGGCGTTCTACAACGGCGGCGGCTCGAACTGGACGCCGCCGACGGTATCGCTTTCCGGCACGATCAACGGCGTCACGCTGACGCCGCCGGCACTGTTTACTTCGACATATAACGGCGGCGTTGGTGGGTTCGAGTTTTTCGACATCAGCATCACAAACAGTTCGGGCGCGGATGGCAACGTCACTCTGACATTCACCGCGAACCCGAAATCTGTCATCACCGGCGACGTTTACTTCGACGGCGTTCCGACCAGCGACGAGTTCATCACCAAGGCGCGGCATTACGGTTTCGTGTTTGATCAGACGTCCCCCAATGTTTCAGGGGTTAGCGCGGTGAGTGGTTCATCAGCGTGGTCTGCATCCGGTAGTGGCGCGGCATCACTGACTGCAGAAACAACGGCGATCGGCATCACCGGCGTCACCATCCCATCACCAAGCTCCAGCGCCAGCGCGATCGTTCTCACCGCAAGCAAGACGTTCCAGCAGGTCTACGACTATACGCAGGCGTGGGCCTGCACGACGGCAAACCTTGGCTATGCGGTTCCTTGTTCTGCTCCGGTGGCTGGCTCACTGATTGCGGCGGCGAACATCACGACGACAGGTTGCTCGCTGACCGGCAGTGGCAGCATTGCGATGGGCGCTTACACGCTCACCAGCGAATTCACGGCGGGCGGCTATGCGTTCACCTATACGGGTGGCACCTATTCGCAGGCCACCGCAGGCGCTCCGGTATTCACTGGCGGCACGCTCTACATGCCGGCGCAGGGCGCGATCACGGTGGTCTATACTTTCACCGGCAACACGATGACGGTGAATTTCAACCCGTCAGCAAACGGCGCGAATTACAACTTAAGTTCGGGCACGTTCACCGGCACGATCACGCTGACGAATACCTCGGGGCGCAACTGCACTGTGCAGTTGCCGACCGGCACGACGGTATCAAACAGCACCAGCGGCGCGAACCTGATTACGGTGGTGTCGCCTTCGATTTATCAGTCCGTGACGATCACTGGCGCTGTCGCCGGCTCACGTATCCAGCTATACGACACAACCCACAGTGTCGAACTCTACAACGGCACACCGACGTTCCCATATACGTGGACTGACCCAACGCCAGCTGCTTCGACACGAGCTATTCGGCTCCGCGTTGCATATCAATCGACGGTCACGGCGAAGAACTTTATCGACGTGAACATTGGAACGTGCGCCACGTCAGGCGCGGGTAAAGACATCAGCTATCTCGTCGCGCAGAAAAACGATTTCGCCTACAACCTATACGCCATCAACGGCAGCACTGTTACAGGAATTGCAATTTCAGTCGGGCCGAACCGCTGCACGTTTACGGTAACAGGTGACCGCACAAACCCTGAGATCTACGCCTACCAGGTCTACTGGCAATTCACGTCGGTCGGCATAGCGCAGGAGACGGCGTTCATTGAGTCTCCGACCGGTGTCGACTTCATCTACACCGACTTCAAGTGGAAGAACAACGGCGGGTCGACTATCACGATCAGCAGCGGCTATCCAGTTGATTCTGTCACTGGGCTATCGTCTACGCTGATCGACACGACCGGCGGCAATATCTGTGTCGCACCGAACCACGTTGTTCTGGCGACCACAGGAAGTGGTCCTTTAACAACAGCTCAGGCTGCCCAGTTGACAGCAATTGAAGGGGCCACTGTTGGAAATAGTCCTGTTGCTGGTGTAAGCCACACAAGCCCTAGGTAAAATAAAATGAAAAAAACAATCTGGAAAAGCGGGGATTATAATGCAGTCTGTGACCGCTGTGGATTTAAATTCAAAGCCTCAGACTTACAAGAAACTTGGGATGGCCTCAAGGTCTGTAAAAAGGACTGGGAGATGCGTCACCCTCTTGATTTCCCTGTTGCTCAAAAAGGACCGGCCCCGCTTCCTTGGACACGTCCAGAAGTAACAGATGTGTTCGTTGCGGCTTGCACTGTTGTCGGCCGTCAGGCAGTTCCTGGTTTAGCGCAACCAGATTGTGCAATACCTAACCTTGATCTTGGATATCGTTAAATATGGCTTCTACAACTTTTGTTTCAAAAACAGGTGTTATTCCGGCAGACTGGTTGAATGATGTCAACACCCTTGTCTGGGGTGTCTTTGCCGGATCAACAACAATAGGCCAAGTTAAAACACTTCTTGGTGTTCTTGCAGCAGGTCCTATTACAACTTCAGGTCTAACCCAAGCCACAAGCAGGCTTCTTGGACGGACCACAGCTTCAACCGGAGCTATTGAAGAATTGACAGTCGGTTCAGGTTTGACCCTTTCTGCCGGTTCTCTTGCAGTTTCAGGAGCTTTTACAGCAAGCGGTTTAACTCAAGCAACCAACCGCCTTCTGGGTCGAACAACGGCTTCTACAGGAGCCACAGAAGAAATCTCTGTTGGTAACGGTCTTACATTTAGCTCTGGCAGTATCTCAATTAGTGGTATTGCCCAATCAATAAAAAGCGCAGCTTACACAACAGTTCTTGCTGATGCTAACACACACCTTCTTCACCCGTCGGCAGACACAACAGCTCGTATCTTCACAATTGACAGCAATGCCACAGTGGCCTATCCAATTGGAACAGCCATTACGATTGTTAATCAGAACGCAGCGGGTGTTATCACAATCTCAATCAACACTGACACAATGCGACTTGCCGGAGCAGGAACAACTGGAAGTCGAACTTTGGCAGCAAATGGTATTGCAACAGCTTTAAAGATTACCTCGACAGAGTGGATCATCTCTGGAACAGGATTGACCTAACCATGAGTATTATTCAACAACTTCTTTTTGCCTATGGTGCCACTTTACCTGTTCCTGCAACAGTTCGATATCTTGTTGTGGCCGGTGGCGGCGGCGGTGGAGCTGATCCCGCTTTAGGGTATAGGACTGGGGGCGGGGGTGCCGGTGGTTTTAGGACAGCTACAGGATTTGCTGTTAGTGCTTCAACACCCTATACTGTAACAGTTGGTTCTGGTGGGCCTCAAAATGCCCAAGGAGCCAACTCAGTGTTTTCCTCTATAACAAGCACGGGTGGCGGATATGGTGTAAACCTTGTTCAAACAGTTGGTGGATCGGGGGGTTCTGGAGGAGGTGGTTTAGGAACAGCCGGAACAGGAACCGTTGGACAAGGCTCTGATGGGTCAACCTATGGGGATGTTGCTAATTCAGAAGGTGGTGGCGCAGGTGGTGGCGCAGGTGGAGCGGCCTCAAATCAAAATGGTGGTGTTGGCCTTTCTTCGGATATTACAGGCTCCACTGTGTTCTACGCCGGAGGCGGTGGAGGGCGACCTGGTCCAAGTGCTGGATATTCCCCGCTAGGAACTGGCGGTAATGGCGGTGGTGGTGGTTGGGGTGCTCCAGGAACTGCTAATACTGGCGGGGGTGGTGGCGCTATAGGCGGTTCAGGAAGTGCTACTGGTGGTTCGGGAGTTGTAATCATTTCCTACCCAGACACACGAGCAGACCTTGCAAGTATCGGTGGTGGGTTATCTTATACAAGAACAGTCACTGGTGGAAACAAAATTTATACCTTTACATCAGGGACGGGGACAATCCAATGGTAGAGATAACTAAAGAAGATATTCGAGAAATCATTGACAACGCCATCGAACGACATTCCTTGTCAGACGACCATCAATTTATTAAAACACTCATTGCAAGAGAAAAACGAAACCAAGAACTGTTTGAGAAGATAAAAGCCCACGTTATTGGGTGGAGTTTTCTTGTAACAGTTTCCTTCCTCGCGGCAGTTCTTTGGGATGACGTTATGCGGTTTCTTAAAAAGGTAGTTTAATATGGCAACTAGCGGTGTAGTTACTTTTCGCCCAAATCGAGACCAGATTATTACCCAAGCACTTATTCAAGTTGGTGCTATTGATCCCGAGAACAGCTCCCAATCACCTACAGCAATTCAAATTACAAACTCCTCAATGATCCTCAACTCTCTTGTTAAACAGTGGGAGACAGAAGGATTGGAGTTGTGGGAGACACGATATGGTGTAGTGTTCCCGCAAAAAGGACAATGGGTGTATGCTCTGGGTCTTCCAGGTCCAGGCGGAGATCACGCAACAGAAACAACAGCCCTTGGTGTTGGCGGGTTTTTACAAACAACCTTGTCAAGTGCAGGAGCGGCTCTTGGATCAACAGTGATTCTTACAACCCTTTCCTCTGCTTCTTCAGCAGGGGTTTCGGTGTTTACTGTTGCTAATACTTACGTTATTGGGATTCAGTTGGACACTGGATACATCCACTGGACGACTGTGAACGGAGCGCCTTCAGGTAACACTGTGACCTTGACAGCCGCGCTTCCCTCGACTGCTTGCAGTGGAAATACTGTCTATTGTTACCAGACAAAGATGACACGTCCCCTTCGAGTAACCAACGTCCAGCTAGGAGCAATCTCGCCAACCTCAAGCACGGTTCCTCTTACACCCCTTAGCCGTGCTGATTATAACCGCATGGCAAATAAAGCAACAGAAGGAACACCAACACAATTTTATTTTGATCCCCAAAGAAACACAGGGTATCTTTATTTTTACCAAGCTTTGGGTCAAGTCACCCGTCCGCTTTATGTTGAATACCAGCGTCCGATTGAAGACTTCTTGACAGCTACCGATGACTATGACCTTCCCCAAGAATGGGCAATGGCTCTTATTTACAACCTAGCTCTCTTTCTTGCCCCCAGCTACACTGTTCCACAATCACAATTTAAACAGATTCAATTCCTTGCTGACCAATGTTATGAGCAAATCTGTGGTTGGGATCAAGAAGTAACGTCTTTCCGAATCCAACCAAACCCTAACGGACAAGCTTAATATGCCTCGTTATAGCCGTGCCGGATCAAAAAAACAGTTTGTCGGAGCTGTCGGTGAAGGAAAAAAAGAGGCCCAAACAGTCAAAATTCCGGCTATTGGGAGTCTTCTTTTTCGAGGAACAGCTGCGGATAAAGACCAGAGGTTTATCAATGGTTACTTTGACGTTCTAAAGAATCCAGAGACAAACAAGACTTATTATTACTTTACAAAAAGACCTGGACTAAATCCAACTGGAGCTATCCGACCAAAGGGTGCTTCAGGTGTGGCTCGTGGGTGTGAGTCGTGGAACAATCGCATTTACAGCGTTTACGACAATAAAATCTACTCTGACACTACAGACCTTGGGGTTACTTTAACAACCTCTACAGGTCGTGTTGGTATTACAATCACACGTCCAGGAGCAGCCAACCAGTATATTTGCATTAACGATGGGGTAAAGTTGTATGTGATCAATGCTGCCAACACCGTAACAACAGTCACTGTAAACTTTCCAACCCCGAACACAACAGATCTTGTGTATATGGATGGGTATATCTGCACTTTAAAGACAGACGGAACTGTCTGGGCTTGTAACGTGGATGATCCCACAACTTGGGATGCTTCCCATTTCTTAACGGCTCAGATGTTTGGAGGCACTGGAGTGGGGATTGCCCACCAGAATAACCTCCTGTTTGTTTTCCTTGATAACTCAATGCAGGCTTTTTATGATGCTCAAAATGCAACTGGAAGTCCTTTCAGCAACTATGAACAAGCTGCTCAACAAATTGGCTGTGCAAGTCAAAACAGTATTGCTCAAGACGAACAATATATCACTTGGGTGTCCAATTCTCGAAACGGTGGTTTTTCTGTCTATCGTATTGATGGCAGCACGGGTCTAAAAGAGATTGCAACTCCCGCAATACAAAGAATCTTAAACAACGAAAAGACAGGCATTGCAACTTGCTTTGCTTTTGCTAAGAGGGTTGCAGGTCGTTTTTTCTATGTTTTGAATTTAATGTCGGCAAACCGAACATTTGTGTATGATTACGGAAATGATCTTTGGACAGAATACCAAGAAGCTGGCGCAACAAACCGATGGCCTATTGTTTCTGTTTGCCAGCACAATTACCAAGCTTTCTGCCAACATGCTACTGATGGGTATATTTATCCTATGGATGCAGCTACCTATCAAGATAATGGGGTAAACTTTACCTATTTGATGCGCTTGGCTCGGGTTGACTTTGACACTGCTTCTAGTCGTAAGTTCTGCTCTGGGGTCAATGTTGTTGGGGATGTTCAATCAGACCCTTGTAACATATTTCTCCAATACAGCGATGATGACTACGCTACAACAAGCACTGCACGGACTCTTTCAATGTCAAATCATCGTGTCTTTGCTACGCAGTTTGGAAGTTTCTTCCGAAGAAGTTGGCAAGTAAGCTACACAGGAAATACCCCAATGCGTATTGAAGCATTGGAACTTGAAGTTAGTATAGGATAAACATGGCCTTTCCACCAATTCCCCTTAAAGACATTAAAGATCTTCCGTTCTCTTTTCAGGAGTGGTTACGACAACTTCAGAACTTAATAGGTGGAACTTCAGGAAGTGTTCCTTGGGACAGTGTTTCTAAAACGGGTGCCTCAATAGCGGACATCCCTATTCGGAATCATAACAACCTTCAGAATATTCAAGGTGGTGGTCCGACTGATTACAGACATCTAACAACAACCCAACTGGGCTCAATCTCAGGATTAGGAGCAGTTAAGCTGCTTGGGGGCACAGGTGTTCCAGCGGGCGGTTTGGGAGCAAATGGTAACTTTTACTTTAGAGATGATGGTGGAGTAGGAACTCATATCTACTTTAAAGTGGCTGGTGCTTGGACCGCAATAGCTTAATTTAAATACTTTAGGACTTACAATTATGGCACTTATTCGATACCCAAAAATGGACGGCGGCGGCTCTGATGATGAGGGCGGCTATCAGGCGTATCTTGATCCGGCGACAGGAGGGGGGTATAAAAAGGTTACTATCGGTAGCGACGAAGGCAACCAGATCACGTATCAGCCGCTGAACAAGACGTGGGAATACATGAACAA